CCAACCACCAGATGTTCCTATTCTTCTCATAATTCTGAAATAAGCATTCATACCAGCATCTTCATCAGTATCATTTAGAATTCCATATAAGAAATTAAAATGTCCCCGAACTAAAATATCAGTGCCTGCAGATTTAGAAATCTGACAAAGCATAATTTGTGTCCAACTATTATGTGAAGAAATAGCAGTATTTGATGTCACTACATTCATAGCTACCCCAATACTAGCAGCTCCAGATCCACCAGGAGGACCAGCAGGACCAGGAGGACCACCAGGACCAGGAGGTCCAGGAGTAGTTCCAGGAGGACCAGGAGGACCACCGCTACCAGGAGGACCAGAAGGACCACCGCCACCAGGAGGACCAGAAGAACCAGGAGGACCAGCGTTACCAGGAGGACCAGAAGAACCAGGAGGACCAGCAGGTCCAGACTGAGTACCTGGAGGACCAGCAGGTCCAGGAGGACCAGCAGGACCAGGAGATGCGGGACCAGGAGGTCCAGGAGGACCAGCAGAACCTGGAGGACCAGCAGGAGACGGTCCAGGAGGACCAGCAGGACCAGGAGGACCAGGTTGTGTACCAGGAGGTCCAGCAGGACCAGGAGGACCAGCAGGAGACGGTCCAGGAGGACCAGGAGGTCCAGCAGGACCAGGAGGTCCAGGATTAGTTCCAGGTGGACCAGCAGGTCCAGGAGGACCAGGTTCTGTTCCAGGAGGACCTGGAGGACCAGCAGGTCCAGGTGTCGTTGCTGGAGCACCAGGAGGACCAGCGTTACCAGGAGGACCACCAGGTCCAGGAGGACCAGGAGGACCACCAGCAGGACCAGGAGGTCCAGGAGGACCTGCTACAGTAGAATCAGCACCAGGAGGACCAGCAGGTCCAGGAGGACCTTCAGGACCAGGAGGACCTGCTACATTTGACGCAGGACCTGGAGGTCCAGGAGGACCAGTATTACCAGGAGGACCAGCAACAGTAGACGGATTTCCTGGAGGACCAGCATCACCTGGAGGACCACCAGCACCTGGAGGACCAGGAGGACCTGCTACAGTTGATGGAGCACCAGGAGGACCAGAAGGTCCAGGAGGTCCATCAGGACCAGTAAGACCTATATTACCTTGAGGACCAGGAGCACCAGGAGGCCCTGGATTTACATTACCACCACCTGAGTTAGCAGTAACCCAAACACCAGTTCCATCTTCATCAATAAAATATATGAACATATCACCACTATCAGTCTCCCACCACAACTCTCCATGTCTTGGATCAGGAGGTGGATCGGAACCAATTGTAGTTGGTATAACAGTTACAGTAGCAGCAATACCAGGATGTCCTGAAGGATTTTGAACATCTACAAAGGCTTCAACAGCAGCACCTTCAAAATTAAGTTGTGTAATACTATTAGCACTACCTACTATAGTTCCTTCATCATATACACTAATAGCACCTGGAATTAATCCACCACCAACAGGAACCCAATATCTTTTACCAGGATTACCAGGAACAGCAACTAACTGATACTGAGATCCAGAAGGAACAGGATCACTTGTACCAGGATCACCTAAAGTTGGTTCTGCCTGTTCAAGACCTAAAAATTTATACCTTTCTGGATCTAACTTCTCAGGAGGATCCTTTCTTACTCTACCACTAAGATACCTTGGCATAATTATACATTACTATTTTCGAGAATACTTGCTATCAATTCCATTTCCAATGGAGCAACAAACCCACCAGAAAGAGAACTTCCAACATTAATTCGTATTGAACTATTTGCTTGTGCAACCGCTAATCCCAGAGCAGCATTTGCAGCAGGATCTGTATCACGAGGATAAGCATGTTCACTATCATGATTATCCATAGTACAAGTAAATATTAAAGAATTTTCAACAAGCATTACAGTGTCATTATTAGCAAGATTATTTGGACCAATCGTTAATTTAACTTCACCCAAAATAGGATCATACTCAGCATCATAAACATTAAACATAGTTCCTTGTTTAGTTATGCCATTTGCAGTAGATTCTTTCCAATAATGATTTGATGTATTAGTAGAGGGAACAAAATTTAATACCTGTACATCAAAACTATTAGCTGATGAATTAACATTAGAAACTTCTAACCACTTTCCATTAATAGGATCACTTGCTCTTGGATATTGGTGTTCTGTTGCTCTACTATCCTTATCACACTCAAAAGTAAAGGAATTGAGAGCAAATTTAACTCTATCACCATTCTGTAAACTATTAGTACCTGTAGTTGTAACACTAAGAACACCAGTATTTGGATCGTATGATGTACCTGATCCAGCAGTAAACTGATCTACACCACTATGCCCAGTACTACTAATAACCTCAAGAGCTTCTGGTTGAGCACGAACAAATTTATGAACAGCAGGTTCATAATTATGAACATTTCCTTTAGCACTACCAAGATAAGTTGAAAAAGTTCTCGATGTTCCAACGTTATCAACTATTCTATCAACAACATAAGACTGTTGTGGATCAGGGAATATATTTGTAGTGATACCACTATATGCTAAATCAGTAACAGAATTAGCAACTCCACTATCAGCAACAAAACTATGAGCTGTTGTATTTGTAGAAGGAGGACTATTAATAACCTGTACAGTAACAGTAGTTCCTGTGACTGCTGAAATAGTTAAAGAAGTAGCATTACCAGCAGGGTCTGAAGAACGAGGATAAGCATGTTGAGTAGCACCACCATCTTGTCCACAAGTGAACTTCATTGCTCCATTATTAATCTTAATTTTCTGTCCAACAGTCAAAGAGTGAGTACCAATATCTAATACCAAAAGACCAGTAGTAGGATTATATGTTGTTGCATTACCAGGTGTATAAGCACTACCACAAGTAAAATAAATTCCACCCATAGTTATTGGATCACCTGCATTTAACTTATGAAGTCCTCCACACATAACTGTGGCAATACCTGTTGGTTCATCATAGTTTACACCTGTTATTATACCAACATTCTGCTGAGTTCCTCTAATATAAATTTTATCCAATACCAAAGGTGTCTTCTCCAACACCATTCTACCATCAACTAATATTACACCATCATTTGGTGGTATTTCTGCTCCCTTTAATACCCTTATATCTCTAGTATTACCAGTACTTCTTGATTCTCTTCTCTGAAAAAATTCAACTGTTGGATATGTCTGACCTATAGCAACATTAGCAACCTGTGCGTAAAGTAATAGTGAAGTTGTTCCTGTAGGAACTTCATATATCTTCTGTGTACCTGGTGCTACAGGAACAGCAATATTAATAAACTTATTTACGGGTGCTATTGCCATTTATTTCAATGCTAATATCAGTGGTGTTAATTGTGCTTGTATTGCTCTGTTAAAATCCCTTCCTCGTATTGTAGACGTAGTTTGATCAATTGTCAATCCGTCACCAATTCTAAAATTACCTTTTTGATCCGTACTTGTGAAAGGAACTTGACCGCCATTAATGGCAACAACTTCATTTTCTGGTATTGGTTTTCCAGCCTGGAATGGGTTAGCTGTATTTATATCTGTACCAGCACCTATGTATTCAAACGAATGTGAACTGGTAATAATCCTACTCAACCTTACTAACTCTACCTTAGTACCAGCAGTTACAGAATATGGAATAAACTCATTAAAAGTTATTGTAGTCTTTCCTCTATCTGGTAATACTGTAGGAGTTTCAGTTGCTTCATCAACAGTAAATAATATAGGATCCATATTTGCTTCAGCAGTTGCTGATCCACCACCAGATATAGTAATTATACACTCTTGTTCTTTAGTATTATCTCTAGTAGAAGCATCATTATTTACTGGTAAGAAATTTCTACCACTAGCAATTACATCAATTGATTCAATTCTACCATCTTCAGTTATATTTGGAGAAAACTCAGCAAAAATTGCTTCTGGACCTCTAGGTAAAGTAGCAGTAACAACTGGTGGAGCAGAAGCACTATACTCACCAGCATTACCACCATTTGTTACTTCAACAGACCTAATAAATTCTAATGGTTTAGTTACAGTTCCACTATATGAAGGTAAAACATCTTGATATGTACTTAAATCTAAATGAAAATATGCTCCCTGACCATCAAATGGTGTTCTATATCTTCTGGGACTATTAAAATCTCTACATTCCAATAATTTAACACTATCAGATTCTCCACCAATAGCTTCCTCAGTTGTTCCATCAAATTCAACAGCACCAACACCATCAGCAACTAATCCAAAAATACCAAATGATGAGTTAGAGTTTGTAAGGTCACATTGTCCACCAGAAGTACAACCAATAGCAATCTTATTTCCAATAGTGAAGATAGAAACTAACTGAGCATATCCATTATGAGAAATAGAAACACCAATACCAGCCTCATTATATTGTGTAAATGAATCACAAACCATACTCTTTAGATCTTGTCCAAGATCATTAGTTCCAGTATAAGCAGCATTCACATGATGACCATTGATCTTCATTCCAATACTCTTAGTCATAAAATTAGTACAGTTTCTGATATAAGGACTCTTATATCTACCCGTTGATCCTTCATTTGCTGGTCCAACAACAGTATATCCAGTCACTGCTTGGAAAAATTCACCACTATTAATATCTGCTATAGTTGGTGGGAAAGCAACCGCACCCATCTTTGTCGAATGTTCTGTCTGTACGCCATTTGAACCATGAAAACTTAGATTCTGTATTAAACAACCACGTCTAACATGAAAAACATCTTTATTAGTATTAGAAGGAATTACACTAACTAATCTAAGATCTTCTCCAGTTACAGTAACATTATCCCTCAATCCAATAGGATTATTTTCAGTATAAACACCAGAACGAACTTTAATAGTATCACCCTCTTGTGCTACCGCAGCTGCAGCACCTATAGTTGCCATAGCATCACCTTCTAGCAATCCAGTATTTGTATCATCACCATCCTTTGTTACCCAAAAAGTATTCTTAGTTTCTACACCAGAAGGTCTCCATTTTACACCATCTGCGTATGCGGATAATCTCCAATCATTCTTAGTTTTACTAGAATCATATCCAGTTTTATTAATTTTATCAATTAAGAAACTTTCTAATTCTAAAGTACCAATAAGTTTTGTATTCTGACCTACATTTAAATTCTTTTCAATACCAACACCACCTTCAGTAATTATAGATCCAGTATCTTTGTCATTTGATTGAGTAGCATCATCAACAGTTACCTTTCCACCAATATGTACCTTTTTAACAACACCTAAACCACCATCCAATTGAACAGAAGCATTTGTAGGACTAGAGGCATCAGTACCATCATTGAATGTGGTAAGACCGTCTACATCTAAAGTAGAATTTAAAGTTGTACCACCATCTACATCTAATGCAGCATTTAAAGTTGTATTACCATCTACATCTAGTGTAGCATTTAAAGTTGTAGCACCGTCAACATCTAGTTTAGCATTTAAATACGTATCACCATCAACATTTAACTGAGAATCAAAATCAACATTACCAGTAGCATGAACTTCTCCAGTTATATCTAAATCAGCGTATGGATTATTATTATTAATACCAACCTTGGTCATCCTATAGATGTTAGTTCCATTATGACCCCAGAAATCCTGTGTCTGTATATCACAGATCATTGTTGGATTATTTGGATTTGGTATTGGAATTAGATTATCTACACCAGTACCTTGACTGTTAATTTGTTTATAATTCCAAACAGTAAATAACTGAGCAGCACTATTATTAGGTAGATAAACACCCTCATCTTGGGCATACATACCATCAAGACTTAAAGGAGATGCTTGTATCCAACGAATACCATTTACATCCTGATTCATGTAGTATCCATTGACACCTGGTGAATCAGCAGAGTCAATTATATTCCTATCAATCTTGACCGTTCCTTCTACATCAAGTTTTATCGGACCATCAATAGAAGCATCATAATTAGGTATATTACCAGGATCTGTACTACCAATTCCTACAATACCCGTTTCAGTTACAACAAAAGAATCATCTTTTTCACCAACCTGCAGATGTTGGTATGGTTGTGTTGTTCCAATACCTACTGAAGTAACTCCCGTATTAGGATCTTGTGCTAAAATAAATGATTTTTCTCTTACACCAACCTGCACTTTACCATCAGGCAGACTGGTCCCTATACCAACTCTACACTCTTCAGTAACTGTTACACATTCATCACCAATCTGGAATTTACCATCAGGTTGCGTTGTCCCAATACCAATACCACCCTTATCAGTAACAATAAAAGCAGAATAAAGGGGATCAACTGGCATTTCTGGGTCAAGACCCTCTCCACCAACATTAACTTGGAATCTACCGTCAGGTTGTGAAGTTCCTATACCTACTCGGCCAGGTATTTGACCATCATCTTCATACTTTGCTGATGAAATAGCAGTAAGTACACTACCACCAACACCAACATTAAATCTTTGTTTTACTGTTAAATATTCTACATCTAATTCACCAGCAATATAAACATCACTATTGAAAATAGCATCATCATTAACTACTAACTTTCCAACTTCTAATTCTGTTAAACTATCAACATTTAAAGCAGAACCAAATACATCAGCATAAAGTGTGCCATAAACATATACATCATCATTAAATTCTACTACACCACCGTTTTCACCATCACCAACAACGTTGGTAGTAGCACTATCCTCATACGACGGATTACCAGGATACCTTTCCTTCTCTTGTGTCATGATATCAACCCACCAGATGGAATTTTATCGATACCAAGTTTACTACCTCCGTATACTTGACCTAAAAATGTAACATCTCTAGGTGCTAGATTACCTCTTAAAGCATCACAATCTGCTACGTTTGATTTAAGTAATATTCTATTTCCAGCTTTAATAGTTACATTATTACCTGCAACTAGATCCATATCCTCATCAGCATCCACTACTATCTTCTTCCCTCTTATCTTCACCTCACCATTCTGTTGTGCTGTAATCCAAACATCACCATTCTTACCAATAATATTAATATTAACTCCACCAGATTCATCCTCTTGTCCACCAACTATTTCAATTGCTTGATCATTATAAATGTGATAAAGACCACCATTTGCCATGCCAACAATGCTTTTATCACCATTAGCAGTTTGAGCAAACAAATCATAAACTATAGATCCATTGATTCCCATCTCAGGATTAGCAGATTCTATCCTAAAATGTGGACCAAAAGAAAGATATTGTCTTTGTTGCCAATTTGTTGGTCTTTCTGACATATTCTAATACTATACCCTTTTATTTATTTCAACTCACACAGTCGATAACTTGCTTAACTTCTCCTTGATAGGTAGGTTTAACCTTCAAGGCAGCTTTTAATACAGCACCGTACCCAGTTTTAGTGTTAATAGTAAGTGATGGCAATTCCTCAATCTCTTTCTGATTTAATAATGAATTATCTGGTGAAAAGACATCTACAATATGTCCTCTACCATCAACACGAATAGTATATTCATTATCACCATCAGTAATTGTATCATCACTATCATAATCTTGTCCAGGATTAACAATAACAATATGATCTATTACAACAGGATCTTGATCCTCAGGTATTGGGTATCCTTCACCTTCTGATACAATATAAATGTCTGTTACCTGTTGATAAGTAGGAGAATCTTCATCCTGATCTATAACTGCTCTTGCTATAGCACCAACTCCTTTATTACAATTATCAGTTATCTCAACATATGGTGGTGTTGTGTATCCAGATCCACCACTAACCAAATCAATTCCAATAAGACTTCCAACAGCAGCAGCATTATCACCAACTATAGATCCCATAATTGCTTTACCAAGTGCTTGTGTACCTCCACCACCAAAAATATTAACCTTCAATCCAGCACAATTTAATGGAGGACCAGCATAACATTCCCCAAGTCCACTCTTAAATCCAGGATTACTTACACTTGGATTCAAGAAATCAAACATTCCTAAAGATCCAGAAGCAACACTTATTCCCTGAATACCACCTACAATATCTTCTACAAGTTTATCCGCAGCATTAGCAACTTTTACTATAGCATCAACAGAAACACCAATTATATTTTTAGGACCTTTACCAATTGTCCATTCTCCAGTCTTCTTATTAAATGTTGGTTCTGAAGTATCACAAGTTAAAGCACCAACTAATCCCAACAATCCCTCTGCTTTACCTCTAAGAAAACCACCTATATCAAATCCACCCATAAAACCAAGAAGTTTACCTACTCCTCCCATAACTCCACTCATCGCATTAGTAATTCCACCTACAATAGAATTAAATAAACCACCAACAAATTGATCAGCAATACAAGAAACAAAATTAGATACATTATCCGCTACACTTTGAAGCAATTGCTTAATTATTCCACCAAGACCATCCATTATTTTAGAAGTAATACAAGGTAATATATTTTGCATAGCTTTAATTGCTGGCATCATTGCTCCCTGTGCTGCAGCACCAGCTCTCTTCGCAAAAGAAGTTTTACCTGTAGCAGCTAAAACTTGACCGAAAACAGTTTTATATAATATACCCAATCCACCTTTCAATACTGGTGCTAATCCCTTACTAAAGAGATTATTAGTCATATTATTAACCAATCCCTTAGATATACCTTTAATACTAGATGTGACACCATCTATAAGTTTAGAAACTTTACCAGATATAGCACCAACAGCATCTCCAAGACCACCAGTTATGGATTGAATTTTACTAACAAGATTATTAACTTCTCCACTAATTTTCTGTACTGCAGAAGATTGTGAAGGAGTAGCAGCAACAACAGTAGATCCTATAGCATTATAAGCAGTCCTAGCATCCTCACCAAGTGCGGATAACATTGATGTAGGAACATGTCTTGGGGAAACTTGCGATTTAGTATTCGCCTCATTAGATTCCCTGTTTATAATGTAAGCACCATCATTTGTTATTTTAGAAGTATATCCTTTAAATGGTTGAAAAGGATTTTCAAATTTTTCAGTTATATATGGTTCTGAAGTAAGTGTACCACCAAACACACCCATTATAACTGGTTGTTGAGCATCGTCTCCATCCAAAAAGAATCCAAAAACATTATCACCAGGTGATAATTTTACACTCGTTGCTCTATTAGCTCTTCCAGATCCATCAGTAGGACTTAATAAAACTTGTGCCCAAGGAAGATCATCATTTTCTAAGGTTGCCTCATCATAAGGATGATACCCAAGAATACGAACCTTAAATCTATTACCTAACCCACCACCATTTATCTGAGCACCTTGTGCTTCTTCTGGTGCGATTTGCCCAACCCACCATATAAATCCATCTCTACCTAAAAAATTACTTTTTATTAATGACTCTTCAATCATTTTTCTTGCTCTCCAAAAGTATCCTTAATTAACTCCAAAGAAGTGTATGATCCATCAGAATCAAAATAATGACATAGTCCTCTAATCATATATAGACCACTTTGTTGTGGATCATCAGATTTATCCTTAGAAACAGTAAGAAGAGGGAATGAACATTTAATAAGCTTACCAGCTTCTAAATTAGTATTAGAAGGTATTGTCATTGATATTGTCTGAGTCATAATAGTATTATATCTCATCAAAGATTGTGCCTGAACCTTCATAGGGTAAGCATTTGGATCTTTTTTATCTGCTAATTCTTTTGCAGTCGTCTTAGGATCAGGATCAAAAGTTCCCCTATCTATAATAGCAGTTATAAATCTACTAGGAATTTCACCTAAAGTTTTATCAGCATCCTGTGCTACAGGAGGTAAAACTATTGGTTCTCCAGTATTTTTTACTTTACCACTATAATCAGATTGATCAAATAATTTATCTCTATAATTCAATTCAAGAGGGTCAAAATACATTCTATAACTACAATAAGCACCTCTCTTTAACTTTCCAAGTAAATCTTGATTCTCATCAGTTCTATATTTTATAATCTTATAATCATCTTCCATTGCACTACTATCAACAACTTCAGTATATTGATACTCTTTATCAAACGGTTCTTGAGTCACTAAACCATCAATAGACTTATACTTAAATCCACTCATAGTTTCATAAAAACAATATCCAGCAGTTCCACCACTACCTTCTTTAGTTTCCTTTCCACCAGGAACAGATTTAGAAGCCAACCAAGTCAATAATGTAAATGGTTTTCTCATATTACCAATAAAAACATACTTATTTTCAGTCTCATCAACATCCATCTCTTTTTCTGTCTTAAGAAATTCTTTAACTATCGAAGTTACAGTTTCAGATATTTTTCCAGCTTTATATTTTTTACCAACCCTAGAAGTTTCATTAGTTATAGCTTCTCTTGATACTAAATTTAAAACAAACGATTCAAGTGTAGATGTTCTACTTACACTAGTAACACTAGAAACATAAAGATGTTTATTAGGATCATCTTTAGAGAAAGCTAATCCTGGATTATCTTTAGTATTACCAGAAATTTTCATAACAACCCTTTCACCACCCCTTATAGGTAAACCATTATAAAGCGATTGTAACTTATTACCATCAGGATCTTTTATACTCTGACCTGTATTGACAATCAACATCTTTGCTGTAATTGTTGGAGAAAATATATCTTCATAGTATTGAAATCCAACAACAGCAGGTTCTATATTAACTTTACGTTTACCGTCAGATGACTCAATTATAATATATTCGTAAATAGAGGGATCTTTTGCTGCCATTTTAAGCGTATTTTAAATCTTGAAGTATTTTCATAATATTAACATTTTTACTTATAATATCACCAATATATTGTCCAGTAACATCTGGAAGTGCTTGTTGACTATCTTGACCATCTGATATAGGAACAAAAATCTGTTTGGTTTTACTAACTGGTTCAAATTGAATATTAGATATATCTTTATTAATCACCTTTATCATATTATTAATTTTGAGTCCTATATTTTCAAGTTCTTCAGAATTTGAATCCAATTCAGCATTGATCTTAGAAATTATATCCTCAGGATTAAAAGTTGGTTGCTCTATGTTAGATATAAAGTTCGTAACACTATCAACAAATCTATCAAACTCAAATGCCCATTTTCTAGACATTCTTTGCTGAAATTTCCTATACTTATCAGTTTGATCTTCAGTAACATCAATATCCTTAATTGAAGGATGGTATGTCATTGAATTTATCGCATCAAAAAATTCTGTACCCAAATCATTAACAACAGATTGTGTTATAACATATTCACCAGATGTTAACCAAGCAGGAACAGTATCATATCCAACAGTTCCCTTAGTCTTAACCGATCCACCAGTATTAAACTTTAATGGTTTAATAGGAGATAATTTAGGTTTATTTCTAACAGCAGGAGGTGTATCATGTTTAACTAATCCACCTTTATTATAACCAGGATTGGAATCATCACCCATTTCATTAGGATCAGGTCTACCAAACTGCCAAAAACTCCTTTTAATTATATTAAGACCCCACCATACAGGATTTGCTACAGCCTGAAAAGATTCCACTATAGCATTATATAAATCACCAAAACCATCAACAACCTTACCCAAATTCTCACCCAAATCTTGAGCTAGAGTACTGAAGTCCATAGTTAATACAGACTTTCCAATAGATGTTAAAGCTCCACCAAATCCACTAAGTATATCATAAGTTCCAGATAGATAATCTTTTAAAATTAAAACTAACTTACCCATACCTTTCATCAAAGCATTAGCACCCTTTATAATCGATGGTAGATATTTAAGACCCCAACCAAGAAAAAGAATACCAAAGAAATCCATTATTCTACCTAAAAATCCTTTAGTACTACTAGTACGTATTTTACCAGTACGCTTAACAACTCCAGTAATAGTAGAAGCTTCTATAATATCTTCATTATTTCTCCTTCTTCTTGCCTCTACTCTTCTTCTAAAATATCTATCATCATCTTTAATAAGTCTATTTGTAAACTTAGCTCTATCCTGAGTTACATCAATAATTTCAGAGGTAGTTCTACTTGTTTTGACAATTGATTTGCCAAAGGTAGACATACTTTCACTAATTTTTCTAATATTAATAGAAGAATTTAGTAAAGACCTCCTAAGTTTTCTTTGAGCAACAGCCATAATTATCTAACAGGACTTATATTAAATTCTTTATATGCCGTATAGACATAATTATTACTATCATTCAATGGTGGTATAGTTGGTACAGTTCCAGATGCTCCACCAACTTTTCCTGAATTATCAAGAGGATTTTTACTACTACCACTAATAGGAATAGGAATTATCGTTGGACCAGTTTCAACTTCTTTACTTATTACTTCACTTATATTACTTTGATCTTTTTTAATTGGTTCAATTGAAGAAGCATCAAATGAACCTGTTTTATTCATACCAAATCCCCAAGGGGATGTACTAAAACCTTCAGGAAGAACAGAATTTGGATATTTCTCACGAAAATCCTCTACACTGTTAACTATTATATCTTTATTTACATTCTCTTCATTTCCATCTATAATTACATTAGAGTCTTGACCATTACCACCCTCTGGTATTATTGGTTGACGATTTTCATCTAAAGGAACTTCAGCACCCAATAACCAATCAAAGCTCATAAATTTCTTAAACCACCCTTGTTCTTCATCTTTCTTTTCAATAGATTTTAGTTCACTTGATGTTGTAATACCAACAACATTATTATTATTTTCGAGTCTAGATTCTGGATATTTTTCTAATAATTCATTTACCTTATTTGATCCTTCGTTTTCATCAGAACCTCCTTCTACTAATCCACCCTCATTATAACCTTGATCATTATTCCAACCTGCTTGAGGAAGTGAAGCACCTAATAAAACCCAAGGAAATTTTGTAACAAGGAATCCAAGAATACCTCTAAAAATATTACCAAACCATATAAAAGGTGCACTGAATACTTTACCAAGAGCAAATCCCTTAGTAGTAAAAAGTATTCTACCTAAAGTACCAACAATTCTAGCTATACCAAACTTACTAGTTAAGAATAACGCACCAATAGTAAGTAATGATCCAGCAACAGTTAAACCAATTTGTTTTAATTTTTTCCTATTACCATCAGACATAGCTTGCATAGCTTGTATGCCTTTATTTGCCAACCACCCAAAAAATAAAGTAGTGAAAAATTTACCCAAAGAACCCAAAGTAAGTTGAGCTTTTGATGCTATTCTAGAAAACGGTGTTATTAAAGCTGCTTGAGTTTTTTGCTCTATCCTCTTCTCACCTTCTGATCTATAATTTTCTTCTGATGCCTCAAATTGTCTTTTTGCTTCTGCTGCTTCTCTTTGTCTATCTAAAGAAAGCTGAAGCTCCATATTGCTTCTTACAACATCTATACCTTCTCTTAAATTACGCATTTGTTGTGTAACAACATTAAGTTGTCTAACAACATTACCCAATAATAAAGTATTATTTTGTACTAAAACTGGTGTAACAGTATCCTGAGATTGAGCAGCTTGTTGCTTTGCAACAGGAGCAGCAAACATACTAGCAGGAACTTTATTTCTTACTGCACGTATTCCTCCTGATATTGGTGATTTTAGTTGTTCAGCCATTCGATTGTTGCTGTGCTTTTAGATTTTCTTCTTCAATATATTGTTGGAGAAGAGCAAGATAGATTTCTCTTTCCCACGGCATCATATTTTCTATCTCTGTTAAGCTATATTTATGGTGTTGCATCAAAGCAAAATTAATCTTATAGTATGACTCAAGATCTTCATGAGCCATACTTATGCGAAAAAACTTTGCAATCCCTCCAACACAATCTCACTCTCAACTTTTGTATTTGGATTAGTTACCTTTACTGTATGGGATAATTTAGGCATGGTTTCAAAAAAGTTCTCCACATCTTTAAACTGTTTTGTATTTAAAGATCCAATAAATTCAGATAACTCTTTCTTTGTACAATCAGTACCTGCCCAAGATTCCTCTTCAGAATAAACTTGTTCTATACAAGAAGCAATTAACTGAAAAGTATCATCAACACTTATTTCACCTGTCTGAAAATTAGTTTTAATAAACTCATCCATAGATGGATACTTCATTCTTAAAGTATACTGATCATCCAATTTTATATCAGGACTATGATCTTCACTAATCTGAACTTTTATATCATCCAAATTAATAATTGAAGGAACTTGAGTTTCATTATCATCTGGACAAGTAATAGTAACTTCAACCTCCTCACCAACAGATTTCCCTCTCACATTTAAAAACAAATACTCAATATCAAAAGTTGCCAAGTTTTCAACTTTAATACCTCTACTAAGAATACATGATTTTAGAACATCCTTAACAGCAATCGCAATTTGTTTTGGATCATTTGATTCCATTGCGACAATAAGAATTTTTTCTTCTCTAACTAAAAATGGTCTAAACTTAACTTTCTTTTTTGACGAAGGTATTACCAACTCATACGTCGGTGTCGAAATCTTTGGTAAAGGCATAATATGCTCAATTCAGTAATTTTATTTATAGCACTATTTTCAAGTTATGTAACAGGTATAGTACGTGATCCAACAACTTGATCTGGTCTAGCATTTACAATACTACCAGAAAATCCAGTATTTAATGAAGAAACTTGATTTTGGGATTTATTAATTTGTGGAAGTCCAGCAGCAGTATTTAAAATAGTAATTGGATTTCCTCTAGATTGAGCTCCTAAAACAGCAGGTAAAGAATATGGTCGATTATTATAAATGTTATTACCACTATTATTAAGATCCGTACCCCTAAACTCAGCAGCAGTAGTGGCTTCTCCACAAATATAACGATCATAACTAAAAGTACAAGTTGCCTTTAAAACTTGAGAATTTTGATAAGAAACTCTTGTAGAATTTAATGATAGTGGAAATAAACCAATAAATTTATATTCTAAAAATTGTCTATAATTCTTTTCAAATTTAACTATTTTAGTTTCATTTGATTTATAGAGTTCTGGATACCTCATCTTAAAATGATAAGATGTTGGATGTTTTGGATCAGATGGATTAGCACCAGAAATATATTCCATCCAATGTTCTAAAAACTTTAATGACTTATATAAATTATCAACATAAAATTCTAAAGCTATCTGAGTAAAATTTCTAGTATGAGCAAATCTTTCTACAACACCTTGATAATTACCCACAACCTCAGAAGTAGCAAAAGCACTACCTGGTAAAGAAGCAGAACTACAAAGCAATCCAATATCTTCACCAGCAAATCTAAAATCTAATCCTTTACGTCTAAGATGATCTGCTAAAGAATAACCATCCCCATTATAATGAGGAGGCAATCCAAACTTAACTAAGTAATGAGAAGTTTGGGCAACATTCTGAAACTTTGGTAATATCTGAGATATTTTCTTTGGGATTGGTGCTGGCACTCTAAATAGTCTTACTATATCATTTCTATTTAGATGGCTTATAAAGGAAAATATTGTCCAACTTTTCCTCACAAGTATAAAGGTGATCCAACTAACATTATATTTCGATCACTATGGGAAAGAAAATTCATGGTTTACTGTGATAATAATGCAAATGTATTAGAATGGAACAGTGAAGAAATTATTATTCCCTATACATTTGAGGGAAAACGTCGAAGATACTTTCCAGATTTTTATATGAAATTAAGAGAATCGACTGGAACAATACAAAAATATCTTGTTGAAGTTAAACCATTAAAACAATGCCATCCACCCAAAAAACCAAAAAGACAAACTCCTGGTTATATACGTGAATGTTATACATATGCCACAAACCAAACAAAATGGAAAAGGGCAAGAGAATGGTGTGCTGATAGACAATGGCAATTTAAAGTCATCACAGAGAAAGAACTTGGTATAAGTTATGGTAAGAAGAAGAGCTAAAAGAAGAACCCGTGGTGCTTCTTATGAAGAAGTAAAAGCAAAAATTGACGCTAAAGAAGGAATTAGATTAGCACCAGTTTTACAGGATTTGATTGGAAATGAAGATCCTGATGATCTTATGATTAAAGTTACAGATGCTCTAGAAGCAGAAAATCCAAGGGGAGTTCAAGCAGGAAAATACTATACATTCATATATTATGCAAAAACACCCCTCATTCAATATGATCAACACCCATTAGTAGCAGTATTTGATGTATTTGATTGGGGTTTTCGTGGATTAAACTATCATTGGAGTGAAACTAAATCATACACATGGGACGAAGTTATGAGTGGTTTGTATAATATCAAACCAATAGAGCTAAGAGCAGCAAGAACAATACCATATCAGAAGATCATTACTAAATAACTCAATAAGTAATAGATATTAATGTCAGTTATCTCCCAAAATAGAAAAGTAAGGTATGATAAGGATGGAAATCCTGTCGGAGTAAGTGACGTTGTAATCTCAGAAAAAGGTACAAATCTCAAATCTTCACCAAAAAGAAAAACAAGTAATGTCTTCATATATCCTTCTGCTAGAGATATAAGAGAATATGAAGATAGTTTTATGATAAAAGCTATTGAATATGTTGTTCCTGGTGAAGGAGATGGATTAGGTGCTTCTATATCAGGTAACATGGATGCGTTGCTTGCAAGTACAAGTTATACAAAAAAACAACAAGGAGAATTTTGGGATGCGGCTAAAGCATCAGGAGTAACCCAAGAACAGTGGGGTAATCCAGAGTTTAGAAATAAATGGTTAATTGAACAAAAATTTAGACCTGATACAGGAGACGTAGCACAAGGTCTTAAAGTAGAATATCAAAATGAAGATAAAACAGAAATAATTGAAAAAAGAGGACATAATCTTGTAACAAAATACTTTGTAGAATTACCAATACCACAACAAATAAGTGACACTAGTTCTGTAAGTTGGGGTGATGAAACAATTAATATTTTTGAAATGGCAGGATTAGCTTTAGGTAAAGGTATTATAGATAGAGGTCTTAATATACCATTTAATAAAATTCAAGCAGTTGTGAGAGCCATGACTATGGGTATGGATCTCAATCTTGATGATGGTGTTTCAAATGCTGTAAAAGCAGCTATAACAGGTAAAGCATTAAATGCCTTTAACTCAAATTTAGACACAGATTCAATATTAGCAAGAAGTACTGGACAAATCCTAAACTCAAATTTAGAACTTTTATTTAAAGGAGTTAATCTAAGATCATTTCCATTTACAGTAACTTTCTCACCTAGAAATCCAAAAGAAGCTGGTGTTGTAAGAGATATAATTAGAAAACTAAAACAATCAATGTCCGCAAGAAGAAAGGTACAAAATTCAACAGTAAGTGGACAAGCAAAATTATTTTTATCATCTCCTGATTTGTTTCTATTACGCTATCTTAAAAATGGTAAGGATCACCCATTCTTAAATTCATTTAAACCATGTGCTTTAACACAATTAAATGTTAATTATACTGGAGCAGGTACATATTCTACCTATGGAGATTCTACACCAACAAATATTGAAATGAGAATGGTATTCAAAGAAGTCAATCCAATATACGCAGAAGATTATGAAGCAGACACAGCAGGACCAGGAGTAGGATTCTAATGGGATATTTTAGAGAGTTACCAAACGTAGCAGTATCTTCAAGATTAATTGAGAAGAGATCTTCACAAGAATATGTTATTGCTAAGAATATATTCAGAAGAATTAAAATACTTAATTCAATATCTGACAATGTATCCTTATATAATAAGTATCAAATTTATGAAGGTGAAAGACCAGATACTGTGGCAAAAGAATTATATAATAATTCAGAATTAGATTATGTTGTTATTTTATCTGCTGGAATAACAAATATAAGAGATCAATGGCCACTATCCAATCATTTTCTATATGAATATGCTTCAGAAAAATATGGTGAAGAATTAAATGCTTTACACCATTATGAAACAGTAGAAGTAAGAGATCAATGGAATAGACTAATCCTACCAGCAGGATTAACTGTGGATGAGACTTTTAAAATAAATGGTCCAGGAAGTCAATTTCCTGTAGGTACTCAATGGAAAGCAATAAGAGAGAGTGGATCTCTACCATTATCACAAAATACTCTAGGTGGATCAGCATCCGATTTATTAAATACAATCGCTGTTGGAATTAGTAATTATGAATATGAAGATCGTTTAAATGAAGAGAAACGACAAATTAATGTACTAAAACCAGTATATCTACAACAATTCGTAGAGGAATTTAGAAGAATTATGTTCTATGATAGAAATTCTCAATATATTAGCAAAAATTTAATTACAACAGAAAATACTACTTTAGTTAATTAATATTAAGTAATGTGTTCAAAAGAACACAAAATCTACAAAAAACCTACAAAACCTATATTCAACTCATATTGCTTTCAATATAGGTTTTTTAAAATGAAAAAACTGGTCAATAAATAATCTTAATTAAAGTTTTCTGTCATGAAAAAGACTAAAATGTTAATAATTCCAAAGAAATACGAAAAACTAGTTAACACCTTGAAGGATAAATTGGGAGATGATCCTTTAAAAAATTTATTCGTCTTATCATAAAAAAGACCCACCCGAAGGTGAGTCTTCCCAGTATTCAGGCTCTCTTGGATCATCTTTCGGATCCCAGTAGAAGAACTTCATCTGGGATAATCGACAATGTTTAAGAGGCTTGATTTTCATTAACTTTCCGCTAATTTAGCAAAGTATGATAATGCGTCATCGTCATCATCTGAAGCAGATGCTTTAGATACAGATTCTACTGTCTCAGCAACAGGAGCAGATGCTCTCACATCTTCAACTTCTTGCTCTACAGTTTCAGCATCGTTACGAACTTGCTTATTACCAAGAACATAACCAAGACGAGTCTTGAGTTCATCGTATGACTTGAACTGATCGGCAGCAACCAATTCTGCTAAGGAATGCTCCTTCTTCCAGACTGCTTCCATCGCATCGTCATCATCTAGTAAAGCACTAGTGGCAGCGAACTCAGAAGAGTCGTAGTTACGATAACCAGCAACGTTCTTTGCCTTCAACTTGAAGTTAGCACCTTGCCAGAAATCGAATGGATCGATTGCTTCCTCATCCTCAAACTCAGGCTGCATTGCTGCAGTTAGTTTATCAAAGATCTTCTTACCATACTTGTATAAGAATGTCTTACCTTCGTTTTCAGGATTTGCTGGATCTTTTACAACGTAGATATTGCTGATGTAAGTTAGCTTACGCTTCTGCTTACGAGCAGTATCTTTACCTGCGTCTGTTCCATTGTTCCAGAGTTGTGAGTTGTACTCAGATACTGGATCTTTTTGCCCCAAAGTAGTAAGGGAGTTTTCAATGTACCAACCACCAGGACCTTGGAAGGCATGGGAGTATAGTTTTACAAATGGTAGATCTTCACCATCTGGTGCAGGTAGAAAACGAATAACAGCATAACCGTTACCGCCTTTGTCTACTTCTAATTTCCATAGACGATCATCACCTTGACCGCCAGTGTTACTCATCTTTTCGACTTCTTTTACCAGTTTAGCGGTAAGAGAGCCCAGTTTGGATTGCTTCTTTAAAGATGCAAAAGACATTTGGATTTCCTCGGATTAATTTGGATTTAATTGGATTTGATTTTATTATAACAAAGATTTGATCAATCGTCAATTCTCTCTTTAAGAGATTCGATTGTTTGTGTCATACCACTGAATAATACGGATATGTCAGTACCTTTTGGGAATCCCAATAAGGTAACTGATTGTTCCAAATCAGATTTCATTTTCATAGCTTGAGGATCTTGAGACAAGGATAACCTTGTATACATAACCCTCTGCTTCTCTAACAATTCAGTTAGATTCTCAATGTGTTCCACTTTCTCATCACGATTCAATGAAACATAGTTCTGCGAATCTTCATATATAACAGCTTGTAATCTGTTAATATCCTCAAGTTCTTCTCGTACAATGTTAGATTTAAAAAAATCACTCATTTACAATTCCCCTTAAGATTTTTTTGAATTGGAACACATTAATATTTAGGAAAGGTAAATACTTTTTCAATTTCATACTTACGGTTTCCCATACAGGATCAGTTAATTTCTTATCAAAATTTTTCTGGAAAGAGAAAATTCTTTCCAGAATAGAAAGTGTCTCTAACGAAATCTCTCCACCCAGATACTTTTTTAGTACTAGTGGATGTCCCTTCGAGCAACTGAATACTTTCTCTAAGTCGTTGTCTGAAAGTAAGTTCTCTGATTGTTCCTTGAACATATACGTCAAACTCTGTTGCCTCATTTTCCATTCTGCGTATGTTCTTTCTCCAGAATTGATAATTTCTCCAATCCATAAGTTTTGTGGGTTAGTAGCGTTTACGAAATTTGATAAAAGAAAATCTATTACTTCTTGATCTGAATACTTCCTAGAAGTCTTCTCAAACCAATACTTATCTTTCCTCTTATTGAATGATGTTATTGTAGCACGAGATTTGCCACCGTACTTAATAAAGTCATATTTTGGGTTAGTAAAATGACTTTTCATTGATAAGTATGTGCGATAAGTCTCAAACGGTGTCACTTTCATAACCTATTATAAAAAGCATCAGTAGAATATGGGAAGGAATGATTAGATTCGGGATTAAATTTACCCCATAATTTAGAACCATACGCTGGATCATTTCGCAATTCTCTATCATAGATATCAAATCTTTCCCTACCTCTAATTTGATACTCATAATCATGATAAAAATATTGACGTCCTGTTCTTGGTACATTAGTTTTCCAACCAGTAAAATCAAGAACTCCACTTTCACTAGAAGTTATACAATAATCAACATCTTCCTCATTACCATCCCACCACCATGTAGTACAAGAATCAACTGTAACAATTGTAGCTAAAGTTTTTAAAGCAGTCATTCTTAAAAAACCATTATGATAAGCATCAAAGGATTCCTGTCGTTTATCAGATGGACTAAATTTTATACCATTTGTACAATGAAATATCAAATCCAAATCTTCATTAATTAATAATTCATTAAGAGGGGTTCCAACCTCTTCTATAGCACCCCACATATCATTACAGATCATACCAGCACATTTAAGTGGCATCCCATCTGTAAAATCTTTACCACTAGGAATAAAGAAACTTTGTATTCCTTGATCTGCATTCCTACGTATACAATTATCATGAGGAATACAATAAGTCTTCAATATCATTAGTGGAAGATTATCAGGATTATTTTCATTATCCCATCTATTGTAGAATCTAATCATATTTCGATTAAGTAATCCTGCAGGTTCCTCTTCTCTAAAACAAGTTCCCATAAAGAGATTTACACCACATTTTCTTTGATGATCTTTAACCTCTTTTTCAGCATCCTTTAATTCATCAAGATTACTTACCCAATCATTAGCATACCCAGATAAAGATCCTTCAGGTGTTGAAAGGAAATCAACTTTATTTTCCTTTGCCCAATCAAGTGCTTTTAGTATTTCCTTTTTATTAGATTGTATATTTGTGCCTACTGGAATTTGAGCACCTGCTAATCTAATTGTGTCTTTGGTCATAATTCAATAGTCCCAATATGGTAAATTGTTTTCTTCACAGTATTTTAACACCTTATGTACTGGTAATTCAGAAATGTCAATATCATGATAAAAATATTGACGTCCTGTTCTTGGTACATTGGTTTTCCATCCTAAGTAATCAACTACTCCACTCTGACTGGAAGTTTTATATTTATCAACAGTATCCTCACTGCCATCCCAATCCCAAGCAGTACAAGAATCAACTGTAAGAATAGGAATTTTAGAATATATGCTAGACATCCATAATAGACTATTATGCCAATTAAAAAATGATTCACATCTAAAATCATTTTCAGCAAACTTTCTAGCATTAGTGGCATGTAGAATTAACCTCAAACCGTCCTGATCTTTTCCTCTCAATTCATGTATTATTGATGATAAATCAGTTGTGCTTTTTTGATACATGTCATTACATATCATGCCAACCGCAAAGAAATTTGAATTATCTGATAAAGGTATACCACGTATACTATCATCCTCATCTCTACCAATAACACCTTCATCAGGTTTAGTAACATAAGTTTTATTTGTAATTAATGATCCTCCAGTAGTATGATAATGTCTTATCTGATTTCTAAAAATATCACCACCCACTTCACGCTCTTTAAAATATGTACCAAGATGAAGAAATACTCCAGATTTTTTTTGATAACTCTCTATCTCAGATAAAGCATTGGATAATACAGTAAAATTATTTTTCCAACCAGTATGATATCCAGAAAGAGCTCCTTCTGGAGTTAATAGGTGATCTACCTTATTCTCCTTTGCCCAATCAAGTGCTTTAAATATCTCTTTTTTATTGACCTCAATATTCGATCCTACTGGAATTTGAGCACCTGCTATTCTAATTGTCGAAGTCATAATGAAAAGGTTCTATGTCGTTGTCTTTAAAGAATTTATCCATTCTACTAGCATATATTGATGATATATCCAAATCATGGTAGAAATATTGACGACCTCTGTTAGGAACGTCAGTTAACCAACCAGTAAAATCAACAACACCACTTTGACTAGAAGTTCTATATTTCTCAATAGTATCCTCACTACCATCCCAATCCCAAGGAGTACAAGAATCAACTGTAAGAATAGGATATACAAACATAGATGTTAATCTTAAAACACTATTATGCCAATTATTAAAAATATCCCATCTAAAGTCATGATCCTCAAATTTTCTACCATTAGTAGAATGCATAATTAACTGTATCTCAGGATGATCACCAGAAATTTGAAGTACAAGAGCTCTTTCATCTAAATCATTAGCACCCCACATATCATTACATATTAAACCAACGGCAAATGCGTCAGGAGTTGGATTTCCACCAGATAAAACTAAATTTGTAGAGTTATGATATATTGGAAAAGAAACCATAGGTTCCTCATCATTGTCTCTTCCCAAAACACCTTCATCACCTAAAACAAAAGTTTTATTTGTAGCACCTTGAAAATGTCCTTTATGGTTATAATGTCTAATTTGATTCTTAAAAATATCACCTCTACCTTCCCTTTCTTGAAAATTAGTTCCTAAATGTAAACCTACTCCACATTTCCTTTGATGTTCTTCAACTTCACGTAAAGACTCAAATAATTGAGGTAGTTTCTGCTTCCAATCAGTACAATATCCAGACAATGATCCTTCTGGAGTTAATATGTGATCTACCTTATTCTCCTTTGCCCAATCAAGTGCTTTAAATATCTCCTTTTTATTAATTTCAATATCACTACCCACTGGGATTTGAGCACCTGCTATTCTAGTCTTCATCGTTTTCCTCCGTATCAAATTCAGTTATAGCATCAATAGGAACTTCTGCTTTTCCTATACGATACCAATGTACCATTTCACCACTTTTCCAACTCTTTCGTTCTCCAATATACTCAAGATCAGGCATATTATAATCACGCAAAATTGCCTGTAGTCGGTGATGTAATAAATCAATCTGTGTTGGCATTTTTTAAAGTAAATCCGTCTCTAGTTATTTGAATATTGAAACTTACACTAATACGCTCACTATCAGTCATATTTGTTTCAGTAGTATGATACAACAATCCTGGCCAAAAAGCAAGTAATCCTTCTTCTGGTGACAATCCTTGTGTCCCATCCATAATAGAATATAAAAAACTAGAAACTAAGCTCCTATTAGGACTATAAAATATCAAATCACCATCTTTTTTATTAGTTTGTAGGTAATAAACTCCAGAAATATCAATGCTGCCATGATCATGTAAAGGAGCATGTTGTCCTTTAAGAGTTCTAGTAAACCACGAATGTAGTACATAATACTCCCTGTTACCATTATAACCCAGTTCGTTCATAAACTGCATTAAATTGTCGTGAATAAAATTTAAAAAATTAGTACAATTAAATCTTTCTAAAACATTCTCATTAAATAAAGATCCATCTTTACCTAGACTTAAATCATGATCATTATCAATTTCATTGTGATAAAAATCTAATGAATTATAAGTATCCCAAAGCTCTTTTTGAATTGTTTCAAACTGATCATCAGAAGCTTTTTGTAAATAAACTGGAGTAGGAAAAGCAGTTTGTATTGACATTATATGGGTAATTTAGCTTTAGAAGTTGCTTTCATAAAATTAAGACGAGTAGCATCCCATTTTAATCTTTCTTTTAAAGGTTTTGAAATAAGTTTAGATACAGATTCTACCTCGATATTATTAGATTCGCAATAATAACATATAGCATCAATGTAATTAAATTGTTCTTCTGCTACAATCTTTTCGATTTCCATAGCAAACTTTTGAGGAGTGAGAAACTTGCTCTCTATCGCCTTTTCTAATTCTTTATTTGGTTCCATAGAGTTCCAGTTTATCTTTAACAAATTTGTTAATGTATTCTCCGAGAAGTTTAATGTACTTCGCTTTGTCTCGTTCTTCATAAATTACACACTCGCCATTTTCGCAGGCCATAATAATTACCAGTTTTTTAATCGATATTCCTTTCATCTCATACAACATACATCCGTATGCCATACACTGAACAAAATAGTGTTCTATCCAATCCCGTGGTTTAGGTTTTTTTGATGTTTTAAAATCTATTATCGCTAACTCGCCATCATATTCAGCAATACAATCAACAGTTCCAGCAATACCTAATTCTTTACTATATAGCGGTCCTTCCAGAGCGTATATATTATCTATTTTATTTAATTTACCCTTGGCAATCTTAAATAAAAAGTCTGAAATGGGACGCACTTCAGGCAAATCTTCATTCTTTAGATAATGCTCTGTAAGCGTATGCATGTCGGTTCCACGACCTGTTGCTGCTTTCGTGATCTTATCTGCTTCTTCATTACCAACTCTCTTTCTCCACTTAACAAAAATCTCTTTATTAAAATGACTAGTTACTGAGGTAATAGAAACCATTTTGACGAGTTCATCCTCATCAGGAATCTTATAATAACGAACTCCATCAATATGCTCTCTTTCAAGAGGTTGGAGATCTAAATCAACATGATTAAACATTACATTCCGTTCTCAAGTTTGGCAATAATATATTCTTTGACAAGTCCAGAACGAACAATGTCCTCAACACCAAACTCTATTATATCAAAAGAAGGCATTTTACGCAAGATAGTCATAAAGTCCACAATACCATTACGATCATTTGTTTTAGTCAAATCAGTTTGACTAGCATCACCACAGAACATAATTTTTGAGTTTTCACCCACACGAGTGATGATAGAATCTAATTCGTGGAAATTAAGGTTTTGAAACTCATCAACAATCACGATTGCATTATCTAAGGTAGTTCCACGAATAAACGAGGTACTCCAAAACTTAATACTTTCCTGTGCCTTTAAGTTACCATAAAGCATCTCAAAGTCAGCATCAGAAGGCATCTGGAACATATACTTCACCATATTCTTATATGGAATCTGGTAAATATCTGCTTTATCTTCATGATCACCAGGTAAAAACCCAATTTCACGAGTAGATACTAATGAACGAACCAAGTAGATTCTCTCATATGGAGTATCTGTAGAAAGAACATCTTTTATTGCATTATATAAGGTAATAAAAGTTTTACCTGTACCAGCAATACCATAAGCAATGAGATGCTTTCCCTCTTTATAAGAATCAAACAATCTTTGCTGATTATCTGTTAATGGATTAATATCAACAAGATAATCAGTATTAATTGGTTTCTTTCTTTTTATTTGTTTGGTCGTCAATCCAACCCCGATAGGTTGTTCAACCTTCTTTTTTCTGGGCATATTAAACCTGCTTTATAGTAGGATTTCTTGGAGCTGCGTTTTGTGCTCTCTTCAAAATAGTATTCCAACCAGGTGCTTTCTTTCTCAATTTATCCTTCCATTCACCAACTTCACCAGTACCAGGCAATGTTGATGGATCAGACCAATCTCTAGTCCAATCTGGATTATCTTCACACCACTTAGACCAATCATGGATGCTCATTGCGACTTGTTTCTGTTCGCCTGTTTTTTTGTTTACTACTGGATACGTTGCCATGTTACTTTACTGAATCTCCTTGTTGTCTTGTTGGTGTTCTATTTGGTCTTACCCAAGGATCATGACCCCCTGATTTTGGAGGTGGTGGTGGAGTAAATCTTTTTCCATGTATTTGACCATCTTTTGTCAAGAAACGTGAAGATGAAAGACTATCGTTTTTATCATCATATGCGAAATCATCACAGATAGCATCTGAACTATAATCCTCAGGATTACGAGCAAAGTTTCTTGTACTAGCTACTCCTTTCACCCAATCCCGATCCCAATCAGGATTTTCTTCTCTCCATTTTTCATATTCAGCAACTTTCATCACAAGTTCCTTTTCTTCACCTGTTTTTTTGTTTACTACTGGATATAAAGGCATTACTCTCTCCTCCGTTTCCAATCACCATACATTTGACCGTAGATCATTCCTTCATGAGCTTTGATATCTCGCCCTTCAAGAAGTTCTATCTGCTGTTCAGATAAACTACCTCTCATTTCTTTGAGATACAATTTTTCCCATTGAGGAACGTCCTTTATATATTCAAGATTTGGTTTTTTCTTAGCAATCATTTATTCTTCCTCACAGGTACTTCAATTGTCCATGAGGGTGATTCCAATTTAACCATCTTAAATTGTTGTCTATTCTTCTCATACGTTTTAGCAGGTTCATCACCAGCAGTTTCACCATAGTGAGCTTTATTCGGATCTTTTAATCCCATATAATCTAAGATAGCACCATCTACCATGAACCAGAGTGAATCCCAAGTAAGTGTATCTCTTAATTTAACTGCTATTCTATCTATATCATTTTCATCAAGATACTCACCAGTTGCTACCGCATTTGCGTAATCTTCATACTGAGTCAAGAGTTTTGCTCTTACTTCTACCAACTCATTGAGGTTGATAGTGATTTTGATGTCATCATTAATTGCCATAATTAAACCCACTCAAGTGCTTCGGAAACGGAAGGAAATTGTTCTACAAATATGGATCTTGCCTTCTCCACAACATCCATATGCTCTTTCTGTGTACCGTGTGCAGATCTCAAATTAATGTAGTGAATCCAAGAACGGCACGAACCAGTCATATACAGACGGGTTGGAGTGGCAAGTGGAAGCACAAATCTAGCACATTCCTTTGCGACTCCGTTTTCTAACAGAGCATTATAAAGATTCATTGAATCCTCAAAGTGTCTTGCAATTAGTGCCTGATACTCCTCTTTTTTCTCCTGTGGAATATCATCATTACTATTCTGACGATTCTTTAAGTCCTGACTACGAAGATCTGGTACAGGTATTTGAGTATCTAAGAGTTTTGTATCAGCATATCTCTGAGAAAACTCCTGAAATGTGAAACTCCTATGTCTTAAAATTTGGGCCGCTAGTCCCCTCGTCGTCTCGATCTCCAAAGTCATTGAGGATTGTTCAAATACACTCCAATGGTTATGTTTAATACAATACTTTAATAACCCCGAATAATTCTCATTTTGCTGATTTGATGGATTTGATACCCTAGCGATATACGCCATCATCTTCTCAGCATCGGGAGTGATACTTACAAATTTAACGTTCATTTAAATCCCTTTGATAACTTATTGTCAATAATAGCAAGTTCTTCTTTAAGTACCCTTATTTGACTTTTCATAGACTTCAATTCTTCATCTGTATAAAGATGTTCCTGAGCAACTAATCCCTCCAACAACTTAATTAATCGTTTTCCTCTACTTGCCATAATTAAATTAATTTGAATATATTATAACATAAAAAAAGAAGGGGTTCAACCCCTTCCTCTTTCTTTTTGTTCTGTGGAACTAAACAGCATGAAGTTTCTTAGAAACTTTAAGACCACGATACATTAAATCGTAGTTTCTGTTCTTGTTATGCTCTGCTATGAGCATTTCACGATACTCTTCGGTATCGTAAGAATTTCCACGGTAAGTGACTTTTGCCATTGGCTTTACTCCAAAGTAGTAGGGTTTTTAATCCGTTCCTTTAGTCGGCTTTTGCGTCCCAATCACATTCTTCACTAGAATCCTTGATCATTTGCACAATCTCAGATCTATGGCTAAAAGATGGTTTTATCTTTTCGATAATACCATTCGCTTGTTCACAAGTCAAAAGACCTGTAAATGCGGTTGATGTAACAGCAGCGAATAAAATGTTCATGAGATGAACGATCCGTTCCGAGTCGGCTTACTTGCGTCTCCTATACGGGAGATGAACGTTGTGTTAATACTAACACATTTCAACTATTTAGTCAAATTAATATGTAATTTTGTTACATCGACCCTACAGAGCAAAAAAATACCCCGATTTTTTATCGGGATATATGGGAAAAAAAGTTCGATTTTGGTCAGGTGGCAAAATATTCCACTCTACCATCAGGTCTAGTAGCAATCGCATTCTTATAACAAAAGTTCTCCATATCTTTATACCTATCTAACTCATCCTTATTAATAAGATTAAACGCTATAGATACCCTATCCTCATTACTTTCATTAGTCTCAACCCCATGTTCCAACCATGAAGGAAAATAAACTACCGTACCTGCCTGTGCTTGTACACTAACTTCTGGTTCATACACATAATACTTATTATCCGACATCGCACCCAATGAACGTACTCTAGGATCATAAAATATAATACGACCAGAATCTTCAGGAACCTTAAGATAATAAACACCAGAAAGAAATACAGCATTATCAGTATGATGATGCCTATAATTATAATCACCTGGTTTATTATAATTAACCCAATAATGAAGATACATCTCAGGCAATTCTAAATCTTCACATTTAGATATTTTATCCTTTAATGCTTGACATAAACCATCAATACCAACCAAATCTTTTCTTTGCTGTCCATTATCAATAATCTTATCCAATATTACTGAAGTATCAAGGTCTAATTCTTCCACCCATATTTTAGTTGGAAACAATTCAAAACAAGTCATGTCGTTAAACTATCTTCCATTGCCTTATATCTATCCAATTCATACTTACTAACAATATTAAATGCTATTGAAATTCTTTCACTTTCACCTTGATTAGTTTCAACCTCATGCTCTAACCATGAAGGAAAGTAAACTATCATGCCTGGTTGTGGATCTATAGAAACTTCTGGTTCAAATTTATAGAATCTAGAATCTCCCATTGAATTTATTGTAAGTCCTCTAGGATCAAAGAATGTAATACGTCCAGAATTTGGTGGAACCTTAAGATAATATACACCCGATAAAAGTATAACAGTATCAGTATGATGATGCCTATGATTAAAAGCACCTGGTGGATTAAAATTAGCCCAATAATGTATATAAGTTTCAGGCACATCCATCCCTTCAGGTCTAGGTATGTTCTCCTTTATTGCTTCAGATAATTCATCACAATTAAAACCATCACCTTTAGCACTCATTGATCTATTATCATGAAGAACTGCTCCTCCATTATCAATCCACTTTGTCAATTTGTCTAAAATGATTGTCTCATCAATATCTAACTTATCCATCCACAACTTAGTTGGGAATAAATCAAATGAATGCATAATTACTTTCTTTTTTTCTTTCTAGCAGGTGTAGACTGATATCCCCACAACTTAGGACTTATAGTACCATTACCATAATCTATCTTCTTCAACCCACTCTTAAACTTATCCCAATACATATCAAAAACTTTTGTCCTTGCTCCTCTTGTCAAATCCAAATGAGTCTTTTGATTAATTGTATATGTTACTATAAGAGCATCGTTAGGTGCTTGAGTGATGCTAACATCTTCTAAACTACCATTAGAAACTAAAATCTCACAACAATATTTTTGTTTGGAAGATTCTCTTTCTTCTTTAGACCAAGGATCAAACTTAGGTTCTGGTTTAGGATCCAATTTCTTATCTTCTTTTGTTGGTGCTTGTGCTTCACCCACTTGTTTTGTCATGATCTACCACCCCAAGTAATATCTGGATATGCTTCTGAAACTATTTCCTTTGTAATCTTGTACTTATCAGTCAATTTTTTATCTTTTATCAAAATTAAAATCTCTGCTTCCAATGGGTGTAATCCAGTAAGAATATTAATAAACATGGTCTCTCTACGAATACCACTTAATCCATCATTACCACCCTTTATAAAGTTATAAAACTTCTGAAATTCTTTTCTAATACTTGCCTTACCTTGATCCTGAGACCCTAAAGAGGTAGTTCTCAATTCACCCATCTTACTAACAGCATCCTCAATCTTTTCAGATAGAGTTCCTGTAGCTGTTTCATCTTCTAAATTATTGGCATAAGGAACCTCACCTTCAGGTAAGAGAGAAATAACAGACTCATCAAAGTTCCATATAAAAACTGCTTTTAATGATGGATGAGAATATTTTTGAAGAACTTCTACTTTTAATGCTTTACTTCTCATCTTAGAAGCAGCATTTAAAACCTCAAATACAAAAGGATTTACTGGTAAATCAGGAACCTTTTGTGGTGTTGCTGGTTTCTTAGTTGCTGTTGTTGACTTCTTTCTAGTCGTCGTTGTCTTCTTCTTGGTCGTTGTCATAATTTTCAAATCTGAATGCTACAATTTCATCTGGAACTAGGTTTCCATTACCATCAAACATCTCAGGATGTATTCTAGGAACCTCCTGATAGTTCATCATATATTCTCTAGCAACCCAACCACCAATGGCTCCCACTATGAGAAACAATACCGTTAGAAAAGATCCAAATACTAAACTTATTGCTAACATGTCTCGTCCTCCTATTTTGAGTGTGGTAATATGTAATGGTTTGGTTTTCTGTTTACCTCCTGTTAAGATGAATTCAAACCCACGATTAATATCATAATCTGGTTTATTTATACTTACCTTAGACGATTTTCTTTTCCTTAAGAAATTGAACTGTTTCAGTACATCCTCCGATTTTATGTCTTTGTCCCGTGTCATCACAAACTACCTGTGGAAAGGTTGATCCCTGACCGAACTCAGCATAAAAATCCTCTCGTGTAAAATCATCCTCTAAATTATACACCACATGACTTAGTTTTGTCAACGACATTACTTGTTTTACTTTTTCACAGTATGGACAACCACTCTTAGAATAAATCGTAAAATTCATTTCTTATAGTTTTTAAAAAATTATTTAGGTAGCAATTATAACTTAAAAATCTATACCAGCAGCAAAAAATGCTGATAAGCTAACGTCTCTTTGTCTAGCATGTATTAAATCATCAGTACTCTTTTGTGTTGGTAAATGTTCGGTACTGATATTAGTAGGATTATATGTTGTTGGATAATGCATAGTAATACCCATCCCTAATACCTGATCATGAGTTAACACAGCCACATTATCAAGAGTATACTGTTTACCTGCAGGAATGTTTATACCTTCACTAAAATTAAATTGTGAATTATCTATCTGCCATTTTATAGTCTTATCAATATCAGAACCAGCCTTAAGTGTAATTCCACCATCATTTGCTGTTTGATTACTAGCACCAGCAGTATCAAAAGTTACTGAATCACTTCCAGTTCCTTGGAAATTATTATCAACTTCAACAGTTGTACCAGAAACATTTGTAACTTTAGTATCAGCAGGAATAGTAACTTGATTTGGATTAGGTATTGTTATAATCATTCCTATGGCAATACCAGAAGTATCACCAACATTTGTGATTACATTAGTGCCAGCTACTATATCACCAGTAAAAGCACCAGGAAGAACATATCCTAGTTCTATATTAGAATCCTTAATCCTAACCTTATTAGAATTTAGATTTGTATCATCACCCTTTACAGTTAGTGACTTAGCAACATCTAAATTACCACCAGTAATATTAACATCACCAGTCAGTATACTACTTCCATCAACATGAAACTTTGTATTCTCAGAAGCTGTTATACCAATACCAACATTGCCACTAATTCTAGCATTACCTAAAACGATTAGATCATCACTATCTGGCAATCCAGTTATGGCATAATATAATCTACCATGACAGAGAAAACTTATATTAGATCCATCATCAGATGATCCTACTAAAGTTTGTCCTTCTTGTAATTTAAGATCTGTTCTTGTATAAGTCTGTCCTGGTTTAATTGTTATATTATATTCAATATATTCTCTACTATCAAAAGAACCTAGATCACCATCAGATATACCAATCTTAACTCTACTAATATCAGAACCTAAATTACACATTGAAAGTGTAGCACTCACTCTAGACCCAGAAGGAGCAACGAATATAGTTTTTGGTGTTGTGTTAGTTGAAATTATATTATTTAAAACACCAGACTTTATTGGATTTAAATAATCACTAACTGTTTGCCCATAATATAAAAAATTAATATTAGTTCTATCAGATCTTACTACTAGACTTTGACCAGAACCCAAATGTATGTCCTGAGTTTCATAAGTTTCTTGATACCTAATAAGTTTATTATACTCAAAGTATCTTATCTCACCACCATCTAAATATCCAAGACGAATCAATGCTTTATCAGGATTTTTACTGGTTACAGATATCTTACCAACTGTCAATTTATCAGCAGTTCCAGTGTACCAAGTAGTATTTTGTTTAGTTGGTGGTATAATAGTACCTAAGAGTCCAAAGGCCATTTAAACACACAATAATTTTAAGTATTTATCTATGATTATATTAACAGGTTCAAAAGGTTTCATTGGTCAGAACTTTCTTAAGTATCTGATAGAACATTCTGATGAAGAAATCGTTACAGTTGATGAACATGATTGTTGGGATTGGATAGCATACTTTAAGGACTGGGATAAAGTATCCCTTATACTACACCAAGGAGCGATCTCAGACACGACAGAAAGAGATATAGATAAACTCCATAGGATGAACGTTTGGTTCACTATAGAACTGTTTGAGAGGGCAATAGAGCATCAAATAGACGTTAAGTTTGCCTCATCAGCATCAGTATATGGTAATACTAGAAAGAGTTTATTCGCAACTACTCCTAATAAAATATCTCCATTAAATTACTACGCAATTACTAAGTTACAGATTGATTATTACATACAAGACAACTTAGATAAATTCTCATCTATCCAGAGTTTCAGATACTTTAATGTGTATGGAGAAGGAGAAGATAAAAAAGGAGATCAAGCAAGTCCTGTTCATAAATTCACACAACAAATAAAAGATACTGGTAAACTAAAACTGTTTGAAGGATCAGGTAAGTACCTAAGAGATTTTATCTGGGTTGGAGATATAGTAGAAGTCGTTCTTAATAATGATAAACCATCTGGTATCTATGATCTTGGAACCAGTAGTCCAGTTAGTTTCAAAACTGTTGGTGAACTTATAGCATTAAAATATAATGGAGAAATAGAATACATTCCATTCCCAGAACACCTAAAAGGAAAGTATCAATACCTAACTATAGCAGAGAAGGTATGGGACTATCAATTTATAAACATAGCACAGTATCTTAATCTGTTTTGAATACTAGATTAAATGCTACAGTCTTTCTAATATTATCTGATTTATGAGCCGCTACTCCATGTAGCATATACGATGGAAATAATAAAAGTTTACCTCTTTCAGCTTTTATAAATTTTCTATCCCAACCAAAACCAATCTCTCTCCATTCCCTAGAAACTTCTGTACAACCTTCATTATAAAAGAAAAATCTACCATCACCTTCTTGTTCATCAGTTAAAAAAAGAACTCCAGATAAATGTGAAGGAATATGATCATGAATCTCTTGAAAATAATTTCTACTATAAGTATTCCTCCAAATTTCAGGACAATACACACGGAGATTACTCATATCCAATTCCAATTCACTAAAAAATATCTCCAATGAAGGTCCAAATAACGGAAAGAATGTATCCATTAAGTCCAATCTCTCAGTTTTAACAGAACAATAATCAGTCCATTCAAATTCCTGATCTTCAGTTAATTCTGAATTTTCTATACTCATTAATATCTCTTCTATATTTGGAGGATCTATTAATGAATAACATTTATGTGTTAAAGTATCTAACATCAATCTCCCCTGAAGACTCTATGTGAATCCAAATCAAAATGTTGTGTAGAAAACTCAAATAATTCAGAGTCTTCAAGAGCAACCATCTGATGTCTCATCTTCCTTTCAATATGAAATTTATCACCTGGTTCTAAAACTATACTATCAGATAATGAAATGTCATTATCAAAACCATAGAAGAGATGTATCTTACCTGACTGTAGGTAAAAGGTTTCATCTTTTAATAAATGATAATGCCAAGAACATCTCATACCTTTGGCAAAGAATAAAAGCTTGCCACAATATTCAGAAGTATTACATATCCACTTCTCATAACCCCAACCCTTGGGAACAAATTTTATATCTTCATCATTCATACAAAATTAGTACCTAATCCCCAACCAACTAATGCATTTCTAATACCACTAGTAACTGGTGTTACTCTATGTAGTAAAAAAGAAGGAAAAACTAACATATCTCCCCTACTAAGTTTAAAACTATGTTGAGTGTCTCTACTTATCATAAATTCAAATTCACCACCCTCATAATAATCTTTAGAAAGACCTATTGAAAATGAAACCTTTCTCTGCAATCCTTCTAATTGTCTAGGAGAAATATCCATATGCCAATCATAATGTCCTTTATATTCTGAATCATATTTACTGTATTGAAGTCCTTCCCATCCACGAATATTATATCCCCAAAGATCATCATTAACATCTCTAACAATTCTTGAAATCTCATCATAAACTGGAGTAATTAAATCTCTATAATCCGTATCTACTAACCAACATATTTCTGAACGTCTAATATCACTACCTTCACCACCAACTGTAGCAGCCTGTTCTAAATCTTTTCTACTAACATACTCCTCAACACGTTCTAATATATCATCTCCAATCAATTTTGGAATATTATTAAACCAAGTTGTATGAAACTCTGGTACAGATATATTATTAATATCTTTATAAAAATAATCAGGCATTATACTCCATGACTCTCAAAGAATGAATCACATTGCCATCCTTTATCATCTATAAAGTAATCAGCATGTGGTTTACCCATAATTAATTCGTGATATTTAACTCCCCACTCATCTAATTGATCTCTTGTAAGATCAAATAAAACTCCTTCTGCTTTTACAGAAGCAATAGAGTGTGGTTCTTCCGAGAACCTACCCATCGCTCTAGCAGTAAAGTAAATTATATAATGACCTTCATCGTAAAGTTTATTTAGTACCTCGATTCTATCTTTCCACGGTTCTGCTTTATGGTAATCCCTACCAACAGTTGGTGTACAAATAGTACCATCAATATCTATACAGTATCTCATGAATGTCCTCCTGTTGTAAAACGTAAGTTCCTAATTGCTGAACAGCAACTGCTGCTGCTCTATTACCTAACATTAATGCCTGTTCTATATCATTATATGTTAGATAACCATATACTAAACCAGCAAGAAAAGTATCTCCAGCACCGACAACATCATAAACATTGACTTTCTCTGCTGGATATAATGTATTATTGTAAATACATCCTTGAGATCCCTTTGTTACTATTAGATTGTCTATCTTATAGTCATCTAATTTCTCATATTCTACATCATTTATCTTAATAAAGCAATTGGGTTTGTTAGGAAGTATAGACTTCTTACTATCAATAAACACGGGACAAGATGCACTCTCCACAATCTCAAATATCTTTTCTGTAGATAGATACCCTTTATTATAATCTGATATCACAATAGCATCAAAACTATTTGTTGCTACAGGAACTAATAAAGGTTTTACTCTCTCTTCATTATCAACTCTAAGAATATGTTGATTTGATTTCTCATCAATAAATCTAGTCTTTACAATCTTCTCAGGATTAGTTAAGAATGTAATCTCCATATTAAATGACTGAAGATTTAAGCATACATTAGCTGCCATACCAGGTTTAGTTTGTATCTTAGCATAGTCTAAGACAGGTACAGGAGCTTCTGGACTTAACCTAGTACATCTACCATAGATATACTCATCCTCACAACTATCACCCAGTAACAATACTTTCATTAATCTTTTTGATGACATTACTGCTGGCATATCCACCAACTCTAGGAAGATGTCTTACCTCACCAGCATTTTCCCAACCAACTACATCACCATCCCTCCAATCATCACCAAGTAATAATATATCGGGTTGATATAGTTCAATTAAATCTTCTAATTCTTTCCTACTACCAAATGTGTGAACAACATCAATATACTTGATTGCCTCAAGCATAGCAACCCTATAATGAAGATCATTTATAGGGCGATGCTCTCCTTTGTCAGCACGAATCTTTTCATCTGTATCTGTAGCAACTATTACTTTGTCTCCTAAAGATCTAGCAACCTTGAATAATTCTAGGTGTCCTGGATGAAGAATATCGAATGTGCCATTACACCAAACAATATCATTCTGCATTAGGAATCTTTACTAACTTTTGTATCTCAGGAAGATACATATATTCAATCTTACTCTTATATAAAGTATTAATAGCATCATGAATTGTTTCTACTAATGGTTCTCCACCAAGATTAAAAGAAGTATTAAAAAGTATTGGAACACCACTTAACTTTTCAAAAGAATCTATAAGATTGTAATAATGTTTGTTCTCATCTTTAGTGAGAGTTTGAATCCTACATGTACCATCAACATGAATGACTGATGGAATCTTTTCTTGAACACCAGGTAAACATTCAACAGCATACATCATATGAGGTGAATCTTCTCTACCCTGAAGATCAAACCATTCATTAACTTTTTCCTTCTTAATAGAACAAGCAAAAGGTCTAAAGAACTCTCTATGTTTTACCTCATTAACAAGATCCTTACCATTCTTAATAGTAGGATCAAATAAAATAGATCTATTACCAAGTGCTCTAGGTCCACCTTCAGACCTTCCTTGGAAGATTGTAACAATGCTACCATCACGAATTAGTTTAGCAACATCATCATAAGAAGTATCAACAACATCCAAGTGATCATATTCATCCAAATAAGTATCTGGATCATATTGTGGACCATAATAAATTGAAGTTACTCTTGGTGGTGGACTAGTTATTTTTTCTTCTTGTGCCCAAACTTTTCTAACAGCACCTATAGAAGTTCCACCATCATGTGATATTGGTTCAACATAGATATTTAAATCTGGAAAATGTTTTAAATACTGATAATTAGATACACAATTCAATCCATAACCACCAGAAATAACTATATTCTTTTCACCAGTTAAATCATGAGCCTTTTGAATTAACTTTATCATAGCATTTTCAGTTTCTTTCTGAATCTTATATGCTAAATCTTTTTGTACTTGTGTATATTCCTTACACCCACCTCTAAAAAATCTAGAAGTCTTATCATTAGTATATGGTGAACTCAATCCATATTTTTCTCTTTTTACTGGTGGTTTTGTTTTATCTTTTTCATGTAATGCAATAATATCTTCAGCATCCTTACTTAAGATAGGATATCTTTGAATATTAATATGAGAATTATTGGGATAATTTGGAACAAAAAATTCTCTATTGACCCAACCATCTCTAAACAATTCTGGAAGATCAGGATTCTCCTTTCCATATGGAGATAGACCCATAGTTTTTCCAGCATCAATAGCATCAAATCCACAATATTCAGTTATCGCTTCATATGCTTTTGTAAGACCTGGATATTCTGTAATGAATAATTCCTTATTTTCACCAACATTCTTAACACCAATAGCATCAGAAGTACCAAGATGCTTATAAACAACATCAAATTTTAAATGAGGATCATACGCTGCTTTAAAAATAGTTTCAAATTCAAAGATAGTATCATCAGTCAACTCACATCCCAAGAAACTTCCTGCACCATCAACACTTAAACAAGCAGCAGATTTAAATCCAGAGTTTAAAAAAGCACAACTAGCATGAACCTCATGATGTATCGTATCAATAAAAGTAATTCTAGGTCCAGCATCCATCTTAGTCTGCTTTGTAAGCTTCCTTATCCAACCCTGATATAAATCCTCACCAGTCCAATCACACTTAGGACCATGCCTATGTGTATGAGTTACGACTAAATGATCTATATGATCTACATATTCAAAGGCTTTTAATAAACCCAATAATGGTGTTCCATCTCTTTTAAATCTAGATAAACGTTCTTCTTCTAGATAAAATACAATCTCACCATCAACCATCAATGTGGTACTAGAATTATGACCACGAGAACATCCAAGAATAATACTCATAATACCCTACGATTTAGAATTAACTTCAAGTTCCAACAATTGATCAATTGGTTTCTTCTTTGAAGATGGCTTTAATGGTTGTTGGAAGCCATTATATTTAACACCCTTACTACTACCAGAAGATAACGGTTTCATTGCTAAAGGAGTAGTTTTAGAAGGTTCTAATACTTCTGTCTTAGATGATGTTAATTTTGATTTTGATTTAAATTTTACTGGTTCTTTAGTACTAGGTTTAAGTTCTTTAATATTAGATTTAAATCCTCCTCCTGCTCCTGGTTTAGGTGTAGCATATGCTTTACTTTGATTTAAAGTATTTCTTGGGGGAGAAGTTAGTCCCATTGTTTTATTATTTGTAGTGCTTACACCTATCTTATCTTTGATTGATTTTGCAATCTTTTTAACAACACTACTATCAAAACACATTAAAGCTTCATTATTCCTTTCAGTAAATAAATCATATGTCAATCTTATAGGACTATATCTTCTCTTCCCTTCAGCATTATCAATAATAGTAAATTTCTTACTTTCTGGATATGAAATGTTTTCAGGATAAGTTGACCCTACCACAACAGTAGCAGGTTTACCCATAGCATGAGCAAAATGTTGTCCCACACTATCACAACCTACAAAATAATCAGCAGCATTAATTACTCCTGCCCATTTATTAAGATCCATTCCAGTAGGACAAGCAACACCAAGTCCTTCCCATCCTGGAATTTCTATCTCAGTCATTAAAATAACAGAATAATTTTTTCTTAACTCTTCTATTACTTGAATAACATTTGAAACTTCAAAACTTCTGCCAGTAGGATCAAAAATGAAGTTTCCTTCCTTCTTACTTCCCTGACCAAATGGTTGAAAAACTACTGTTTTATCTTTACCTAAAGTTTGCTTAACTTCTGCTACTACATTATGTCCAGTTATCTGCTCTTCTTTACTAAGAGATAGGTTAATAGGACCAGGATCTCTAACATCATCAAGATCATTGATTTCAATATCAAATGCTTGAATGAGATTACATTTTTGATTAAAGTATTGATTAACTCTATATGGTTCTGGTGATATTATCTTTCGATCAGTCAACATAGTTTCAAATAGTCCTTTATGAACCATTTGATATACCTTATCTCTTAATTTCTCATTTAAAAAGTATAGTTCACCCCAAGATTCAGCAACGATTATAAAATCGTCATCTTTCTCAGCGTATTTTTCTAATGCTGGCATGGAACAAAGTACACGTCCACTACCACCATTAATAAAGAAAGCTTTTTTCATTCAACTCAAACCTCAATGTTTAATATTGTAGCATTGTTTTAATATATAGTCAACAAAGAAAAGAATGTTATGTAATGATATTACTACCTATCGACCCTACAGACAAAAAAAATGGCGGAGTTTTTTTTCCGCCATTTTTGAAATTAAAAGTTGATTTTGGTTTACTTCCACTGAATACAAACCATTCCAAATCTACCCATGTCTCCACAATGGTTCTGACAACCACTAGAAGAACTTGAAGTCCATCCACCAGCACCAGGAACTTGTAGATATCCACTAGTATATCTCCATCCACCACCACAACATGAGTTTGATGACCATCCCTGTACACATTGTGAAGTATTCTCAAATCCATATATTGGAGCATGGCAGTTACAACCATAATTATTTGTATGGTGACACCAACCACCCCATATTCCACGGATACCATAAATTAAGTTCTCTGGAGTTAGTTTTGTGTGTGTAGGAGTACCCGATCCATCCAAATCTGCTGCTGCTGGATCTATATTTAACGTACCAGCATAGATTGAACCAGCCATTGCAGGGAAGTTTCCACTATATCCACCACTATTTTTACATATTGATGCACCATACTGACAAACACGAACTTCTCTGTAACTACCATTATGACATGGTTGATAGCAAGGATTCTCTCCACCTAATCTAGTTCCCCAATACTCACCCTGTGATCCATCACCACCTTGAGCACAAACATAACATAATCCACATCCAGTAACATATGTTGGACATCCTGGTATTCTATTAGAACCAGATTGAGAACCACCCCAACAACAATAAGCACAACCAGCACAAACTGTATAAGAATGTCCAGCAGTTACTGGAATAATAACTGAAAGATAAGCACCAGTAGATCCAAAGTGTGTCCATCCACAACATCTAGATGCATGGTTTGCTCCACCACCAGAACCCCACAATTGAAATCTAGCTCTAGTTACACCAGAAGGAACAACCCAAGTACAGTTTTTACCACAATTACCACTCTCAGTAGTGTTACAAACCTTCGTATTACCAGTCCAATCTGCACCTTCATAGATACAAGTCCACTTGGTGGTATCAGCTGGGCAACAGTTCAGATAACGTTCTAAGTTACATCCAGAACCATCCATACATAACCACTTACAAGCAGCAGTCCATGCTTCAACAGGTGCTTCTTCATAAGTACCAGCACCACCACCACCAGCATCTGCCTTCAAATCAAATAATTCTTTTTGCTTGGCAGCAATCTGCTTCTTAAGAGATGACTGCTCATTAAGAGCACTATAAACTAATACATCCATGTGTAATTAACCCTCCGCAGTTTCGCCAGGAAATGTCAAAACAGGTCCACCACCTAAAGCATAACTATGTGGTAATGGTAATCCACTGAATGCCTTCATAATATCAGCATCTATCTTTGGAATATCTGGAGGAGTTGGTTGAGTAGTATACTTCCAAGTCTTATATGGTGGATTAGCAGCTATAAAGGATGTAATTCCTACAAGATAAGCATCTATCTTAGCATTAACATCGGTTCCAAAATCATATTGTGAATAATAAGTCTCTACATAAGACTTTCTTCTCTTCGCCTCTGCCTGTGCATTATTACGTTGTTCTTTCAATATCTGTTCTACAATCCACTTACCTTGTGATTCATCCCATCTTGGGGTCATATATACATCTTCTAAGTCTGGATTATCCAACCTATTGTATATATCACCATTATCCATAGTTTCTTGAACATAATTTTCTGTCCAAACAAAACCTTCTTCATCATAATGATGTCTAGCAAGATATGCTATAGGTAACTGAGAAGCTTCAGTAGCCTTGATAGTTTTCCTTCTTTCGGGATCAGGATACTCCAACAAATCAAAATTAATGATATAACCTTCACCATCTATCTCCACATCAAACTCATCTGGTCCTATGTAAGTATAGGTTCCAGTCTTAGTAGTCGAAATACCAGCGACATAATTTTCCTCTGGCAGAGCGTAAGTAAATGATTGTGTAATTTTTGCCATTGCTATCAGTCTACTTTTACTTATTTATAAGGTGTACAAATTAATTATAACAAACACAAACCATGCCCATTCTACCTGCGTCACCACAAGTACAGTTACCACCACAGGAAGATGTCATCCACCCACCAGCACCAGGCATCGGTCTAACACCAGTTTGCCAAGCACTCTGGCAGAATCCACCACAGTTATTACATACCCAACATCCACCTCTACCACAGCAGTATTGTGGATAACCATACATTGTAGAAATCCATCCCAACGCTGGCATGTAATTATCAACACTTATATATGACCACATTCCTCTGTGTCCATATACACCACTACCACCAGTAGAAGTTCCATAGAAACATACACAACGAGAAACCCAAGCTGGATGAGCTCCTGAGCAATGTCCTTCTGGATATCCTTGTCCTTGTGTTTCATACTCAGCACATACCCAAGCACCACTTCTACAAATACATCCACCAAGATATCTACAATAACAGAACTGTCCTATCTTAACTCCATACTGATCTGCTCTATCCTCAATCTCTTTAAACATACATCCAGACCAACCACCTAGAGCACAGAAGTTATTTAAGTTAGTTCCCTGAACATAAGATGTATCCCCTCTTGCTTGGTTATATCCATCCCCATAAGCATAGCAACAATAAGCACAACCAGCACATAATGTATATTGACTACCAGCAGAAACTGGAATAATAACAGAAGCATAAGCACCTGAAGATCCTGAAGGGGCGAATCCACAACACCTAGACTCATTACTACCTCCACCAGCACCCCAGATTTGGAAACGAGCACAAGTCACACCAGATGGAACAGTCCAAGTACAGCTAGCACCACAACGATAATATCCTGTAGTATCACAAACAGCAAATCCATTAGTAAATGCTGTACCACCATCAGGACATAATGGACATGCACCCATAGTAGTAGGTATCAAGCACCACTGGTTGGCGTTAAGCATGTATCCTGCTTCAGCAACCTTTCTTACTACATCACACTGTGTTTGAAGTGGTACACCAGCACCACCGCCACCACCGCCACCAGCATCGGTGACTTGTTGGGTTAGATCAGCAAGTTCTTTTCTAAGTTCTTGATTTACTTCTTGTAAAGCATTATAGGTTAAAACATCAATTGCCATTAGTTTGGATCCTCCTCAACAACAGTTACCAAATTAGTGCCAGCTTCATATGTAAGCCTCCACTTTTTGGATACACCTCCAATATTTTCAGTGAATCCAGTGATTAAACCAACCGTAGACGCATTAGCATCATACTTTATATCAGAATAAGCTACATCACCTAAGGTTACAGCAGTAACATTATTATTACTATCTGTAGTAATACCTGATGATCTAGTAAAAGGTTCAGTAGGACCTAGTCCTCCTCCACCCTTTCCTTTATTGATAATTAAACCAATGTATCTACCCATGTTATTCCTCTAAGCAGCTTGTTCTAAACCATAAACACTGACACTAGTGTCGCCAGTTGAGCAATATACTACAACTATCTTACCAGCATTTAATGCTATACCTGTTCTTTCAACAACTCCTTTCGCAGGAACCGTAACATCATACTCAATATACTCCGAGTTTGCTGGAGTATTACCTGTCGCTAGAGCAATTCTTACATCAACAGGATTAGATGTTGAACGATTAAGAACGTTTATATTAACAACAGAAAGAGTTGACGCAGGAACTGTGTAAACAGAAGTATTAGTACTAGCAGAAGGAGCAGCTTGCCCCAAAATTCCAGATGCCATTTTTAAAAGATGTTCCTTTTCTTGTATTTATAAAGAAGTTATCATTAACTAGTTGCAGTAAAGAAAGCAGGTGCACTAACGGATTCAAATGATGTTTTGATTCCAGCATCAGCACGACTTACTGCGTCCTGTAATGTACCAACAGTCTGTATACCAACATAAGTTCTAACTGCTGATTGTGTAGGACACTTATTAGGACTGTTCTGTGACATTGTGCCATCAGTTGAGAACTCATTAATTTGAGCACCTAACTGAGCACCAATTGAACCCAATTGTAGTGAAGTTAGACCAGATAGATCGAACGCACTAGCATTCAATGTTGCGGAACCAGTTGCCTGGTTAACACGGAAGTACTTACCAACACGGAAGTTACCATCTTGGTCAGTTGAAACATAGAATACACGTCCAGGGAACCCTTCAGTAATTTCTTGTGACTGAATTGGGTCTACCGTAGGTACATCAGGCCAGTTAGTTGTAACTGTTCCACCTGTACCGACTTGTAAGAAGTCATGTCCTGTTAGTCTTGCTTGACTATAGAGATAACGAATCTTAATGTTCTGTTCATCAAAACATTTAGCAGCTTTCTCTTCAACAAGAGTTAACACAGTAATACCAGTAGCATCTGTTGATAGTCCAACTACTTTAACAAACTCATTATCAATCTTATAGAAATCATTCTTAGTGAATGGAGTAGGAGTTACAACTCTGATATCAGTATCAGTAGAAGTACAATCCTTCCAAAGCTCAACACTATTAGTCAACAAACTAGTAGCACCAATAGAAACTAATTGTTCTCCAATATTATATGCTGAAGCAGCAGCAGCACCATCTTGTGCTCTTGTTACAGTCATCTGAGTTGCTGAGTTGAGACTTACAATCTTCATCAACTCTTTCGATGGACTCAATACATACTCTCCAGGGTTAAATCCAGAAATTGTATTAACGTTAATAGTAGTATCACCAGAAGCAGCAGGAGTCAAGAATGTAGCTTGCCCAGATCCAACTGGATAATGAACTAAAGCTTTAGTTCCTCCAGTATGAGCAGCACCAGATGTTGACCACTGTGCTCTATCAACAGTTAATGAACCACGTCCATCAGCACCAGTCTGACTTACACCATCAATCACAAATGTAAACGGATCAGCACCAGTAATTGTAGAATTATTAAATCCACCGTTACCAGATCCAGTAACAAATTCTATACTACCATTAGCAGTAAGAGTTGGTGAAGTACTTAATCCAGAAGCAACAATCGTAAATCCTGATTGACCTCTGTTAGCAGTTGAACCAGTTGGATGTAGAGTAGCAGTTGTACCATTTGTCAAACCTGTTATAGTTTCATTCTGAACAAATCCAGTACCAACACCAGCAGGTCCAGCAGTAATCAAAGAATAGTAAATAAGAGTTTTATCACCACCCTGAATAGAGTTAATATATCCTATTGACTCTGAAGTATTACCTCTAATTCTTTCACCAACTTGGAAATCATTCACAGCAGAACCATCACCACCTATTACTTTAGAGTCTTTTTCAAACTCTAACATCAGTCCTTCAATTTGACCTGCTCTATGCTTCTCTTGTTGGTTAAATCCAGAACTTACAATCGCATAGTTACCCCAAGAACTGTTTCCAGCAAGAGATCTTATCCTACCACCACGAGTAGCACAATAAGAAACGTGACAATAATAAGTGAATGATGAAACTAATTCAGCAGCAGCGTTATTAGTAATCCAGAATCCTACACCATCATCATGTATCTGTGTGAAGGAGTCCATAACAATTGATTTGTTAGATGGAGTATTACCATCATCAGCAAATTGTCTATGAACATTACCATCTACAATTGCTCCAACACCACCAACTGATTGACAAGAACAGTTAGAGATATATGGAGATTTAGTAATCGGAGTCTCAGGGTTCATCTGAACAAAGACACCTTTAATAGTTGCGTTATTAAGGTCTTCTGGAGATGCAGTGAATGTTAATGTTGTAGAAGAAACTGTTTGATTCTTATCAACTTCTAATTGTGTAGCACTAATAAAGTTAATAACTTTAGTTCCTTCAGCAACACCAGTACCAGTTACAGTAGTTCCAACCAAATCAGGGAAGAATCCAGTACCAGTTACAATAGTATCTGCGATTTGAGCTGTATTTTGTAGTACCTGTCCTGCTTTAACAAAACCAGTCATACCTTCCATTAAAAGGTCTTTCAACATAGTTTTGTCACTCATGAAGAACATTACAGATTCAGCATTTGATCTCTGTTCTACATTTGTTATAGCAATATCATTACCAAGGTTCTCCCATGTATCTGATGTTGTCCATAATCCACCAGTCATTGGTCTTATATGAACAGTCTTCTCATCATAACTTGCTTCTAAAATACTAGCAGTCTTTGTTCCAGCACCATTAGAAATGGTAGTACCATAAGAAATATAAGGTGCTGCCTTACTGAGACCACTACCAGTAGCAGAAACAAATTGGTGAGTATTACTAATACTAATTGCTTGACCAGGTTCCTTATTAACGTTTATAGTAATAGTGTTAGATGTTACTGCTATAACAGTAAGAGCTTTATCATAAGCATAGTCAGCACCACTAGGAGTATTTGCTCCAGTTGCTCTTGGATATGCTTTCTGAGCAGCAGAACCAGTAGCACCATTGAAATTACAACTGAATACTATCGACTCTTCAGCAAGTTTAACTTTATCATTTACATTAAGTGTATGAGTACCTATAGTTAATAATAAATTACCATTAGCAGTATTATAGTTAGCATTAGTTATTGTAAATGTTGGTTGTGGTACACTTGCTAAAGTAACTACTTGATAATGTGCATCACCAGCTTGAGGTTTAATTCTAGATGTTCTTAGGTTATCACCAACAATTGATACTTCAGTTGGAACTACAATAGGTAATGACTCTTCATATGTACCAGCCTTTACATAGATTGTTGCTGGTCCAGTAGCAATACCACAAGCATGTTTAAGACTAGCAAATGATCTACTAATATTTGAACCATCATTACTATCAGATCCTTCCTCAGTTACATAATAAACTGGATGTGTAACATTACTGGTTTCCCAATTAGGTAATCCACTACTGTTTACTGTTAATACTTTACCATCTGTTCCAGTTGGTAGTCTAGTAGCACCAGTAGTATAGTAAACCAAGTCACCAGATGTTGTCATCACATTGGTGTCAGCACCTTCAATCAAAACGTTCCAGTAATTACCTGGACCATCAGTTGAAGGGTCTTGATTTAAGTTAACGTTAGTAGTAACAATACCAACATAACTATTACTTAATCGTTTGACAACTTCACCTGGTAGATAGGTAGTGTTAGCATCCCAGTTACCTTTCCACTCAAAACCTTTAGATACTAAGCTCCACTTAGCAGTGCTAGAACTTGGAGCAACGTTAGTACTAGTTGAAATCGCAACGTATGTAAATCCACCATAGATTACAACATTACCTTGAGTGTAATCAGTACCAGTATCCCAAGTACCTACAACATTAAATCCTGTTGTTAGAATGTCCCAATCATTAGCTAGATTATAAGCTGGTGGTTTGTTTGTATGATCACTAGTAGCAACATAAGTATAACCACCGTATGCTACAACGTCACCAACTTGATATGCTGTTGCCGAATCCCAACTATCTTCATAATTAAATGATGAAATATATTCTTCTAATTGAGTTGTATTAGTAGTATCAAGTGTGGTTGTAGAGAAACCTACCTTTACTCTATATTGACTATTACCATACTTAATAATATCATTAATCTTATAATAAGCACCAGATACCCATTCACCTTTACTTGCTATACTCTCCGTATGTAAGGACCATTTAGCAGAATCATCATTATAAAAAAGATTCTCGCTATTTGTGGAAGTATGGTTCTGAGTACAAACATATGTATTCGCACCAAACTTTACTATATCATCAATTACATAAGCAGTACTGGTAGCCCAGTTGCCTTTCCAAGAAAATTTTAGCCTCCCAAGTCTAAATTCAGCCATTGTTTGTTAAACTCCTATTTTGGTCCTACAGAATAATCATAATCACCAAATTTTGCTACTAAATATCCATCACTATCGATGTAATAAGACGTGCGTCTAAAATCAAATCGGAACTGTTGGTATTTATCTTGTGGGTGATTTAAATGTGTCTTTACCTCAGTGGTTTCTTCAACATAATCACCACCATCTAAAAAATCTGGGTAAGCAGTTCCATCTAAACGATGAAAATCCTGTACTCCAGCTTCAGTACTCTTAACTTTGGTATATTGCAACATACCATCAGCATCTCTTCTCAGAGCATGAACATAAAAACTATTTTGTTGTGATATTAAAAGACCTCCTCCACCATTGGAAGAGTCTATACTCTCACTTAAAAACATTGTCATGCAAATACCCTCCAGTAAGTATTAGTCCAAACTAATTTTACAGCAGCACCAGCGACATCACATGCTAAAGGAGAATCAATCACGCCTTCATAATTTTTAAACTGCTCATTATTTTGAGTTGCAACCATAAGATTATTTATGTCCCAATTAGATTCGGTATCATGGAGTTCAACAAAATCGCCAGCCTGCTTATTTGCAGGAAGAGTTGCTGTAAAAACTGCTGCTGTTGTATCAGCAGAATAACTTACATTAGCACTTAAATTAGTACTAGTGTTTATAAGTGTAAGACCTGGTACTGTAGCTTCTGATTTAGAAACAAGGTCTGTAAAATCAATAACAATGGTACTACCATATCCAGTAACACTAAGACCTTCACCAACAAAACTTAAATCAGTAAATCCTACACCAATTCTTGGATTGATTATACCTGAATTTGGATTAACTGTTGTTGATCCAATACCAACTCCAGCACTAGGATTAAATTGGACACCATTCTGAAAAAGACCACCAAGAAAATCAATATTTTGGGCAACAGTTAATCCACCACCAATATAAACATCTTCTCTGAATGTAGCAATTCCAGCTACGTCAAGTTTATGAATCGGATTTGTGGTCCCAATACCAACGTAAGGTGTTGATGTACTGGTAATAGCAATATTACCGTTGTTGTCATCAACAACTACAAAGGATCCAAGTTGAGAAAATTCTCTGTTTCTTGCCATCTATATGACTATTTTTACTTATTTATCACATTAACTATAAGGGCTATTAGTTGAAGAGGTAGGTCCTCCATTTTGCGACACTGTACCTGTTGAGTTACCAGGACCCCAGTAGGCAGTGTTAAGAGATGTACTATTAAAATCAAGTAATGATGTTCCAGTTATCTCAGTTAAAGGTGGTAACAAAGCAACTTGATTAGGGTTATTCCAATTATCCCAAACATCAAAGTTTGAAGTATAAACAGCAACACCTTTTGTTACTCGAACATTAGACATCCATCCATGAATATTATAATCTGTATTAGCAGTCCAATTTCCAATCCTTATAGCATCAGTTTGAGTATCGTTCAATGATGTAGTATAACCATTACCACTATTGATACTAGTATCTTTCACACCATCAAGATAAAAATCTAAGTTATTACCATTCCTAACGAAAGCATAGTGTCTCCATTTAACAGTTTGATTCAAAGCAGCATTAGTCATAGTATCTGTAGTAGTTTCAAATGCAAGATTACCACCCTCAATCCATACCATCTTCTGACCAAGACTGTTTGCTTGAATTGCCCACGTTTGAGAAATTAAAGGACTTGCTTTATAACCTTCAATGAAAACAGCAAATGATCTTTGCCTACCAGTATTACTACCTGACGTATTACCATTTGGATCAACAACACCAGTCCTGTGCCAAAATTCTATAGTAAAGTTTCCTGATCCAAGTTGAAAAACACCAGAAGTTCCTGGAGTGTAATCAAAATAATCATCATATTGATTACCCCTAAAGTAAGTACTATAGTTACCATCTATTCTAGGAAAACCATCTCCTATTAAATATGGAGCACCCCAAGCAATACTAACTCCACCATCTCCACCAGTACCACCAAAATTACCAACACCTGCAGGTCCTTCAGCACCACCTCCACCATATCTACCACCAGCCGCACCAGTATTGCCAGTATAAAATCCACCATCATTACCAGTTGTTCCTGATATTAATGCAGTTCCACCACCACCTCTACCAGAAGGAGTAGATGAACCAGCCCAAGTTGCAGATTTAAATGCTGCTCCTGTTGAATTGTGTTGTGGAGGAACTGTAGGTTCTCCAGGTAGAGTATATTCACCATCACCACCATCTAAAACTCTTCCATTACCAGAGAAAAATTCTCCACCTCCACCTAAACTACTTTGGCTTATTGAACCACCGCCATAAGATTTTACAAGGTATTCACCATTACTTCGTCTCTTAACATAACTTGTTTGTCCTTGATTAGGAGTACCACTAATGCTTGGACTATATCCTGTTCCACCAGCACCAACATTTATATCTAAAACCTCACCAGGAGTTACAGAAACATTATCAGACCAAACTAATCCACCACCAGCAGATCCATATCCACCTCCACCACCAGCACCTCCACCAACTGAGACTATAGAAACCTCAGTAAATCCAGGAGGAACAATAAAAGAATATGATCCTACATTAGTATATGTTTCGTATCCAGGTGGTACTACTCCGAGTACCATAAATGCTTGTTGTATTGCCATGTTTTATATATCTCCAGCGTTATTACTTGGGAATGATCTTCCTGGTCCCCATATAATTCTTACAGCACCAGTTCCACCACTACTTGGACCAGAACCAGTAGCAGCACCACGTCCTCCACCGCCATATGATTTACCTGAACCACCAGATCCTGCAGTACCATTACCAAAATTAGTTCCATAATTTACTCCACCAGTCCCATTATTACCCTGACCTAGAATACCAGTTCCACCACCTTCTCCTCCACCATGAGGAGTTCCTCCATCATATCCATTTGATCCTCCACCACCTCCTCCACCTTGTCCATCAAATCCAGAATTTGCTCCTTGAACATATCCAGCAGCACCATTACCACCATTACCAGAATATCCACCAGCTCCACCGCCACCGCCACCATCTGTTCCGTCACTGTTTCCACCAGTACCACCGTTACCACCACCGTCTCCTACATATCCACCACCAGTTCCACCTGTAAATGCACTTCCTGCTTGATCAGCATTTAATCCACGCTCACCCTTAACAGTAGTTGCGTCTATGAAATATGAATCTCCACCAACTACAACAGTATAAGATTGTCCTGGTGTTACAGAAATATGATTTTTATATCCAAGACCACCTCCACCTCCTCCACCACCAGAGGTAGAATTTTCATGAACAGATCCGCTTCCACCGCCACCAATACAAACAGCACATACTGATGTTACATTATCAGGACAAGTCCAACTATGTGTTCCTTGTGTTGTCCATTCAGCAGAACCAGTTTCTGGTTGACCATTTTCACCAGTACCAGTATTATTCTGTGGATATGATCTATTATATCCCCATATAATTCTTACACCACCATCAGATCCAGATACTCCATCAGATACTCCTCCATTAACAGTTTGATTACTAGCACCACCAGATCCACCACCATGAAGACCTCCTCCCATAATACTAGATATTCCAACACCAGTACCAAATGAAGCACCACCAGATCCACCACCACCATGTCCTATAGTAGCTGTCTCAAATTGATCTGTTGTGTTTGTTGCTGGAAATGCTCTTCCAGTTCCCCATATAAGTCTTACTGCCCCATTAGATCCAGCAATACCATTACCACCACCGCCACCAGAACCAGGTCCTAAACCAGGGAATGCTGCAAAAGTTTGTGGAGCACCACCAGATCCACCCTTTCCACAATGTCCATAAGATTGAGAACCTTGTCCATCATATGTACCAGCACCAGCACCATCAGTACCTTCGCCTTGTAGTCCTACACCACCACCAGCACCACCTTCCCAAGAAGCACCAGCACCTCCACCACCAGCACCACCATTACCTTGATTACCAAAACTTGCTCCAAAACTTGTTCCCGTTCCACCATTTCCACCATTGCCTGAGTATCCACCAGCTCCACCGCCACCACCAGATCCACCAGTACTTTGATTCTGTGATCCACCATTACCACCATTACCACCACCGTCTCCTACAAAAGTTCCACCAGTTCCTGCAGAACCACCAGCACTAGCACTACCAGTACCACCGCCACCGCCTTTTACAGTGCTTGAGTTTATAAAATATGAATCTCCACCACCTGAATTTTTATTACCAACAACTACAGTATAAGATTGACCTGGTGTCACTGGTATATCATTCTTCCATCCCAATCCACCTCCACCATCTCCATGTTTATTACCTCCACCATCACCACCAGCACCAACACACACCGCACAAACAGATGTTATACCATCAGGACAAGTCCAACTATATGTTCCTGACGATGTCCATTCCTGTTGCAAAGCACCATTATCAATTGATCCACCAGCACCATTACTTCCTTTTGCTTCAAGACCTACACCACCTCCTCCAGCAGCATTTGTAAAATTAGTTGAATTAATATATCCATGAGCTCCACCACCAGCACCACCACCAGATCCACCAACAGCATTACTGGTCGTTGATCCACCACCACCAGATCCACCATTACCAGTATATCCAGCAGCACCGCCACCTCCACCAGGACCATAAGTAGCATCTCCAGATCCACCAGCACCACCAGAACCACCACCGTCTCCTACAAAATTTCCACCATTACCATTACCATTAGAACCAGGTAGAGCATTTTCTCCAGCACCACCTTTAACGGTAGATGTGTTTATAAAATATGAATCACCAGAAGAATTAGTTTTACTTCCACCAGCACTTGAAGGTAAAGTTTGTACTTGTCCAGCAGCACCAACAACAACACTATAAGATTGTCCTTCTGTTACAGAAATATAATTATTATATCCAAGACCTCCACCACCTCCACCATTTCCTTCTTCATAAGATCCAGAGAAAGCATTATATCCAGAACTTGCTCCACCAGCACCAACAGCAACTACTGAAACATGATGTACACCAACAGGACAAGTCCAACTATATGTTCCTGCTGATGTATAATCTTGTTGCCCTACTCTGTCATTTACATTACCAGTATTAGTATTTGGATAAGATCTACCCCTACCCCACACAATTCTTACAGCACCACTACCACCTTGAGCACCAGCACCAGATCCACCACCACCATATGAAGTTCCAGATCCACCAGATCCAGCAGTTCCACTTCCAAATGGAACACCTGATGGTGGAGAATATGCACCACCTAAACCAGAAGCTCCAGTACCTAAAATTCCTACACCACCTCCAGTATATCCACCACCATATCCTCCTCCACCGCCACCGCCACCAGATCCATCTTGACCTTGTCTATCAGACAGAGAAGTACTACCAGGATGTGTCGATCCATTTCCAAATCCACCATTTCCACCATTACCTGTGTATCCACCAGCTCCACCGCCACCACCTTCATATGTTGAACCACCAGCTCCACCAGCTCCACCATATCCACCACCATCTCCTACATATCCTCCACCAGGTTGACCATTAGTATTTGTTGATCCTTGTCCACCACGACCTTGTACAGTAGTCGCATTTATAAAATATGAATCTCCACCATCATTACCTGATCCACCAGTAGCAGCACTACCGACTTCTAATGTATAAGATTGTCCAGGTATTACTGGAATATTATTTTTCCATCCAAGACCTCCACCACCAGCAGCACCACCTGATCCAGATTGATTATCACCATTACCAGCACCTCCACCACCAACACAAACAGCAGAAACTTGATAGACACCAGGAGGACAGATCCAATTATGTGTTCCTGTTTCTATAAAAGTTGCTTGACCAACAACATCTACTATTTCACATTCATTAGAAGAAGGAGTAATCGTTGAAGCAGTCTTACTAGGATCACTACTTACTAATCCACCCCAGATAGAAGCACCATTTTGTGTGTTATTCCACCAGTTATATTGAATATTTCCAAAATCTTGAAGTTGATATGAAAAAGAACTGTGAGCATAAGATCCTATACTATAATTACAATATCCAGCACCATGCCCATCAGATGTTAATCTAGCGATAATAGAAACACCAGGATTATTACTCTGATTTCTATTAATAGTCAACCATATATTATCATCAGAATCAATAGTTATTTTATTAATATTATCACCATTATTAAATTGTCGTGACCATATAACATTTCCATTAGGATCTATCTTAATCAACCATCCACTAGCACCATTATAAGTTTGAGTAACACCATAAACATTACCTTCAGAATCAAGTGCAAGATCAGTATAAGCAGGACCAGGATTATTACCTCTTCTCCACCATGCAGTACCTTGATTTGTATTGGTTTCATTATAACTTACCACTTTGGTGATCATAGGATAACCACCCATATTACCACCAATATAATAACTACCACCAGAATCTCTAACTATACATCTAGCAGCACCACTAGTACCACTCTGATAAAATCTATAAGTATTTGATACACCATTAATAGACACTATCCAATAAGCATTGCCATTTGTGTAAGATGGATTTATATCATAACCACAAAGATATATCTGACCATTAGCTATTCCACCACCTTGATAATTAACAGTACCTGAATTGAGATAGGCGTAATACTTGGTCTGAATTATTCCTGTACTAGTTTCAAAGGTAGCATAGAGACCAAGAGTTCCTCCCTGTTGTCTACCAGCAACTGTTAATGTAGTACCACTAAGGGTCATACAATTACCATTAGAAATGGAATCACCCTCATCGAATTGATATCCATTGCCCCAGTTATTCTTTTTATAATATTGTAAATCTAAATCTGAATTATACTTAGCAATTGTTCCATATCCAGCATAGACATAAACATCATTGGAAGAATCAATAGCTATAGCACTAAATGTAATACCTTTATTAGGGTCATCTAGATGTACTGATTTCATTAATGTTCCATTCTTATCAAGTTTATAAATGAATCCATCAGTCATGCCACCACTAATAACAGATCTACCACAAACATAAAAATTACCTTCACTATCAAAAGCATGTCCATAAACAGTCACATCTGAAGACGTACCATTTGTAATAGTATTCGTCCAATAACTTTCAGCTGATGTTCCAGTATCACCACTAATTAACATTTGTTGTATTGACATATCTCTCTCTCCTTAAGTTGCGTTTGATGGGAATGTTCGACCAGATCCCCAGATAATTCTTAATCCACCTACAGCACCAGCACCATTTGAACCACCTGGATTGGAATATCCACCACCACCTCCTCCACCAGGAGATGCACCAGCACCGCCAGCACCATTATTACCACCATAGGTTTGACCATTAGAACCAGTATTACCACCTGATCCACCGCCACCACCATTTATACCTGATCCAGCAGCACCACTAGTACCTTCACCGTTTAAACCAGTACCTCCACCGCCACCACTACCTCCATAATAACTTGCACCGCCACCACCAGCTCCACCACCAGCACCATTAGTTCCAGCAGTATTTGCATATCCACCTTCACCACCTTCACCACTATATCCACCAGCACCTCCACCAGCAGAACATCCAGTTGCTTGACCACCATCACCACCACTATAACCAATTCCAGTCATTGGTCTTCCACCCATCCTTAAACTAAGATTTGTTCTTTTAACTCCACCAGCTCCACCTTCAGCATGAAGTAAAATATTTACACCATCTATACCAAAAGTAGTATCACCACCTCTCTGAGCTTCAGTCTGTCCAGCATTTAAATTACCAACACCTTGAGCAGCAGCACCTCCAGCACCAACAACAACTTTATAATCCTGTCCTGCTACTACTGGAATATAATTTCTATATACCAAAGCACCACCACCTCCACCTTGTCCATCATATCCAGGTTGTCCCTGATAATTACCTGATGATTGACCACCGCCACCACCACCAATAGCAACTGCAGATATAGAAGTTACACCTACAGGACATGTCCAAGTAAATGTTCCTGCTGTAGTAAATTGTTGTCCACCAGTAACTTGAGTCTCAGCCCTATTAGTAGCTTCAGCAAGAGCATTATTTGGGAATGATCTTCCACTTCCCCACATAATTCTTACAGCACCTTTAGCAGAAATTGTCCACGGTGTTCCACCAGCACCATAATTACCAGCTACTCTTCGTTGAGAATCACCAGGATAACTAAAAATATCACCACCATTTTGTATTGCTTGACCACCTATACTACTTCCATGTCCACCATCACCATAAGGATCTTTTGATCCACCACCTCCTTTACCAGGACCATATCCACCAGGTCCACCACCATATCTTACTCCACCTTCACCATTTCCACCTTCACCATATATTCCTACACCACCACCAGGAGCACCACCTCCAGCACTACCGCCACCGCCACCGCCACCACCAGCACCACCAGTACCAGGTGATCCTGCTAGTCCAGCATATTGATAATATGACCATCCTGCTCTTCCACCAGATCCACCGTCTCCAGAATATCCACCAGCTCCACCGCCTCCACCATCTCCAGAAGCGTATTGACTACCACCATATCTACTACCACCACCGCCACCATTACCACCACCATCACCAACAAAATCTCCACGATTAACACTAAACCCACCATAACCATTTGAATTAGTCCAACCACCACCACCTTTTACAGTAGTTCTATTGACAAAGAATGAATCAGCTGGACCTTCATAATATGTACTTCCTGTTCCACTTACCCAAGGAGCATTATTTTGTCCATTTGGTCCTCCTACTTGAACAGCATAAGTTTGTCCTGGTGTTACAGAATAATTATTAATATATCCAAGTCCACCACCAGAACATCCCTCATTACCATTATTACTTGTAACTGAAGTAGAACCAGAACCAACACAAACAACAGATACACTTGTCACATTCGCAGGACAAACCCAACTATAGGATCCTTCTTCAGTGTATATTGATTCACCAACAGGATCAAATGAAGTATCATTTATAACTACGTTTGCTGCTGCCACTAATGTAGTATATCCAGCATCAGTATATAATGCAATGTAAATAACTTCTTCACCTTCAGTTGAAATATCAGCAGCAACAGTATGAGAAAAACTAAATCCACCAGATGAAACAGTTCCTGAACCAGTTAAAGATCCAGAAGTTAAATCAGAAGAATCTATACCAGTCAATCTCCAATATAAAGTTGTTCCATCAGAAACATTTCCAGTAGTGACATTTGTTGTAAAACTACTACCCTCATCTACATTATTAGGGGCATTAAGAGCATAGGTTGATGAAGAGTTTTGATTAGAAGTTAATGTATTTGGAAATGCTCTACTGACACCATTAACAACACCCCATATAATTCTTACAGCACCTTGTCCACCATTACCAGCAAGAATTGTACCGTATTGGGAACCAGAACCTCCACCAGCACCTCCACCATAATTACCACCAGGACCACCAGCAACTAGACCATAATATCCACCACTAAAACTTGGTACAGTTCCACTTGTACCACTATTTCCACCCGATCCTCCACCACCACCAGGCATGGATTGACCACTGGTGTTATTAACTGGAGAATTAGAACCACTAGTACCTTCACCATATATTCCTACTCCCCCACCACCAGCACCACCACCAGTTAAACCATTAGCAGAACCATATCCACCAGCACCACCAGATTGTGAATTACCATTTCCAGAATATCCACCAGCTCCACCGCCTCCACCATATACTTGATGATCACCACCAGTACCACCACCATCACCAACAAAATCTCCACCACCTTGATTATTACCTTTTCCACCACCACCTTTAACAGTAGTTGGGTTTATAAAATATGAATCTCCACCATCAGTTCCACCAGAAGTATTTTGAGTTCCTCCATTACCAACTACAACAGAATAAACTTGACCTGGATTTACTGGAATATTATTTTTCCATCCAAGTCCACCACCTCCACCTGCTGCGAAGTCTTGTGTTTGACCACCACCGCCACCACCTATACATACAACATGAACTTCATTCACCTCAGATGGACAAGTCCAACTATAGGATCCTGGTGATGTATATTCTTGCTGTCCAACAACAGTTGTTGCTGCTGGTGGTTCGTGAAGTAGTGCCTGTTGTATGGGCATTTTAAATCCCCCTAACTCAGACCACCGCCAATAATTGTAAACGTATTAGTTCCTACACATAATACAGTAGCAACTCCTCTCTGTGCCAGAACCCTGTTACCAGTATTTGAAGTACCTGCTTGATACATTGTAACTGATGAACCTTGAGTTATTGTAATATCACTAGCACTATTATTATAAATTGTAATCGCATCTCCAGCAGTAAATGCTGGAGTAAGGTTTGCTGGAATCGTAACACCAGCAGTAGTATTAATTAATTCACCAACATCACCCTTTACTATCTGATAGGTAGATGACTTAGAATTACTAACTATCTGTCTAACATTACCTGCATCATCATTGACAGAAGAGGCAGTTAATATACCAACAGCATTTACATTTCTACCAACTTGAATATCGGTGCTTATACCAATCTTAGCAGCTTTTAAATCTAACTCATCAGTAACAGCTTCTATGGCAGGATTACCAGAAGCAGCCGCTGCTATATTTAACTCCTTTACACCAAAACCTTTTTGTGCCATAGTTAAGTTTTTTAGGTATTTATAAAGTTGACTCCACTTATTTGGATACCACCAGCATTCCTAAATCTTAATTGTATTTTCTCATCACCAGATTCTGTCTCATTTCCTGTAGCAGCATCCCAGATTATAATAGGTTCTCCACCTTGAGTATTATTCTGATCAGTCCATTCTGAATCATTAAAGGTTTGAGATTCTGTTCCAGTAAAAAAATCAGCAGCATCCAAAGTGCCAACCTGATTAGTAACCCAATCTAAAACATCCTCAACAGACCATTCCCTATTATATTGAAGTTTAGTAGCAATCAATCCACATGCTATAGGACAAGCAGCACTAGTACCACCAAATCTACAATCCTCAGATTCAACAGACTGATTACCATTTATAGTATAATACGCATCATATCTATTATATCTTGTGTTAGTATTACTATCACATCCAGAAAGAACATCATAAGCAGGAGCATAAAATGGAACTAAGTTTCCCATATTACTATAAACAATTTTTCTCTCTTGCCCAGTCCCTGAAGTTGATTCTAAATCAGTATCCATAGCACCAACAGGTATAGTTCTATATACATTTTCGCTTGTCTTACCTATCATTCCAGGAAATCCCTGTCTATTAATACTATTATATGTTTGAAAACCCCAAGCAAATGTCTGAGAATTGGCATAAGAACCGTCACCAGCAGTTGACCAATAATTATTATAATCTGGGTGATCTGCCTTAACCAATTTCTGATTTGTATTACCCGAAGAACAAACAAAAATAACACCAGCAGCAATCATTTCATCACCAGCAGTAACCAAACTATTTCCAACATACTCAAATCTTATAGCACCCTGCCAAAAATTATCCATAAAAGGTACTTGACTCAATGCAGTATATTGAGTACCAGCAGCCTGTGAATTACCAACATCAATCTGCCCAACCATACCACCATGATATTCACACTGATAATAATATGTTCCAGCAGCACTTGGTGTCCAAGTAACTGTTCCTGATACTGTACCACCATTAGTAACACCAGTTGCTTGATTTCCTGTTCCTGTTCCAGCAGTAGTCTTTATCCAAAATGGATGTCCTGTAGCATCAACAACAAAGTTAAGAGTATCTCCTGCGTTACATGTAATTGTTGGATTATTACCACTAACATTTCCAGCCTTATCAGTTCCCGAAAGTGTATAAGCACCAGATCCAGCAGCAGTTACATCTATAGAATAACTTTGAGTTAGTAGTCCAGAAAGTCCTTTACGGTAAAAATGATATGCTTGGTTTGGAAGATCCTTTCTATATCCAAAACTATTACTACTTATTGTAGCATCCCTTGTACCATAAGTATTATTAATTGGTTTATTCTGATGGAATATTTTTGCAATGTCAAAATATTTTTCTACTCCTGTTGAATATGTACCATAAGCATTAATATACCATTTGTTAGCATTGAATGCCCAACCATAATTTCTACCGTAAGCTAAAGAAGCACATGGTGTTCCATGATAATCATTACTACCATGAGTTGGCATCGTAACATTACTACCATTACATCTATCTCTAGTATATCCACTACTAGCAAGATCAACAGTTCCTATATTAGCAAATATTGCCGATCTCTTAGAACCATCAGTCCACCATCCTAAAGCAACAGACTCAAGAGGAACAGTTGTACCATCCCAACGAGTAGTTAATCTTCCTGCAGGATTAGCATTAAAATAATCAGGATCAATATAATATGGAGCATCCAATACAAGATCTAATACATCACATGATCCTGAAGTAGTAGATATATTTTTCCTTGTTAAAGTATTTCCACCCTCATAAAGAGTTGGTCCTCCTAAATTATTTTGAAATTCTATATGACCTAACCAAGCAGCCTGATCAGCAACTATAACATCAACATCCTTACCAGATCCATAAAGAGCAGGTTTATCATCTAATACTTGGTTAACATTGTTTCCCCAAGGATTACTCTTCTGCTGACACCTCATCAATTGATAACTAGTACGATCTTTCTCTGATGCTCCTGGACTAGCAGGAAGGAAGGTGGCAGGATCACCCCTATAATTTTTAACAGTATTTGCGTATCTTGAAGTTTGTACTACAGCATCTGAAATCGCTGCTGGATCTGGCATATAAGTACCAGGATAAGAAGCAGTGTCAATATTAACATCCTTTACTTTTGGATGCTTACGTAAATCAGCAACCTCAGTTTCATTTAATATATAAGTTCCTCTAGTGGAACTATGTTGCTTAACATCAGAACATTGTACAGATTGGTTTGGGATATTGTCTTCTAAAGTACCATCCTTAAGTAATACTTGATGTATACTTGTCCAATCTTTTGGTTCATTACAAGTAACAACATATTTCTTTTTTACATCACCTACAGGTTCTTTAGGTTGTGTTTTTAACCACTCCTGAAATTTAGGAGTTATTGTTGTCGTTCCAATACCTACCATGTTTCACACTATAGTATAGTTTGTCTAACTAATCTAAAGGTGGTTACACCACTTATACCAGATTCAGGTGTTGCTTGTAATTTACAGTTACCACCACTAACTATTGCTCCAAGAGATGCTATCTTATTTGGATTAGACATAATCGCATACTCAGTATAATATGCGGATGATCCATTCTGCATCACTAGGATCTTCTGTGCTTGTATATTATTTCCATTAGTGAAATGAACCGTATACTCAATAGACTTATAATCTTCAGTAGCAACAGGGAAAATATTTAAATCTTCAGGTGCTCCAGGAACTGCTGTAAACACTCCACCTGAGGTTGCGATTCCAACCGTTGAACCTATAGTTAAATCATCAGTAACAACAGGACCACTAAATGTAGTAGCAGTTAATACTCCAGTAACTATCGCTCCTGTGTTAGTAGTAACTATTTTTTCATTATCATTATAGTATATCTGTACTCCAGCACCACCTGTAACTTTTATACCCTTGTTACTAGTAGCACCTTGAATTTCAACTTCACCATTACCACCATACTGAGCAGCTCTAATTAATATATTATTTGTTCCTTTTATAAGTCCATAACTAGAATTTCCTTCTATTTCTAATCCAGCACCAGGACCTGGTTGAGTCGAAGCAACTGATGTGGAAGTTGGACCCATGTATATCTTAACAGAGTCTTGGAACTGAAGTGCTCCATTACTCGTATCCCAATACATGGCATCAGCATCAAGGCCACTGTAATTTGATTCAAAATAAACATCATTAGCAAATGTGGATATACCCAATACGTCAACATTAGTTACGTCTTCATAAGTTAGAGTTCCACCAATGCTTACGTCACCAGTGAAGGTCGCAGCAGCAGCAACAATATTTCTTACAGCAATATCTGGAGTACCACTTAATCCATTAGCAGCACCATTAAAAGCACCAGTAAATATAGTCGCTGATACACCACCCGTAATATTAATAGTACCCGTACCTTCAATAATTTTACTATTAAGATCTAAATTACCACCAAGTTGAGGAGTAGTATCTTCTACAACATTTGATAAACCAACTATTGAACTTTCTATTGTGAATCCATTAGCAGTAAGTCCAGCAAAAGAAATACCTGTACCTGCTGTTAATAGAGTATCATCTTCAGATCCATCTGATCCAGCTAATCTTAATTTAACATTACTACCATCCAATACAGGTAGCATACCATAAGTAGTATTTGTATCTGTATTAACTGAAGTTATTGTTGCAACACCAGCAGAAACTGGACTTACTGAAATATTTGTTCCAAAATTAAAAGTACCTGCTGTACCAACTAGAGATTCATCCTCTAAACAAACAATACCTGTACCAGATGCGGTAACACCTGATAGTCCCGATCCATCTCCTACAAATTTACCAGCAGTACAAACTCCACTTATATTAACTCCCCCATCACCAGTAAGAGTACCACTAACTGGTATGTTTGCTCCATAAGTTAATTCTGGTGCACCAGCAGCGGCCTTATTAACAAATTTATCTGCTCTAAGCCTAGACATTACTTATTACCAATGTTAATTGTATTTATACTGATCATAGATCAATGAAATATTATAAAGTCTCCATCAGATATAGTTAAATCTACATCTTCATTAATTAACACTTCCTCATGTTTAACATATGCTATATCATCAAGCATATTTGGAGTGACTGATGTATGTTCAGTAACACTAATTGTTCTTGGAAATGATATTACATTATATAAAAATCCACTACTCCCAACTGTGCTTTCTCCACCAGCAAGTTCACCAAAACGAGTACCAGTTACATTTAAATTAGTAACAGTTAAATCATTAAAAGCAGTAGATCCACTAGTAGATATTCCAGCAAGTGCTGGAGCATCAGTAACAGTTAAAATTCCAGTCTGAGGATCAACCCCTAAACCACTTCCTACTCTGAAAGCACCAAGAGTAGTTGCCGAACCAATAGGAAGTTGTAATTGAACAACCCAAGTAAACCCATCAAAAACCCAACTCTTACCAGATTCATTATGAACCTGTCCAATAACAGGACCTTGTGGAAATTGTATGGCCATACTTTACATCATCCTCCAGATGTTATTTATTGTAATATCCTCTAGGATATTGTTGCCCCGTAGCAGGTCTTCGACCAGTTATCCATCCACGAATAGAACTTGATAACTTATTCATAGTAAATGCCTCAAGGACAGCTGTAGGACTTATCCTCCTAACAATAGAACTAAAATTAGTCCTAACATTGTCCTCATCTATAGGACTCATCTCTTCATACGCAATATTAACACCACCACCTTCTCTAGAAACATTAATATTTCTATTATTAGTATCTCGAAAATTGCCATATAAAGCAGCACCAGATGACATAGAATTAGTTAAATCATGAGCAGTCATTAAGTAATCCTCGCACAGAGAAGAACACCATTAACTAAATTTGAAGCAGCTTCATCATAATCATACTCAGCTTGATTATAACAAGCATATATTATTTGGTAAACTTCAACACCAGATATAACTGTTATAGTATCACCCTGCCTATATTCAGTATCTCCTGGTGAAGCACCTATATGAATTAATACAAAATCATCTGGTAGATAATATGGACAAGGAACAAGATTTGACTGAAGAGGAATACCTTTTACTGGTCTATAATAATCTGAGGTGGCAGAAACACCAGTTGTTTGGTTTGCGGAAGACGTAGCACTACTAATCTTATCAATATCAGAATTCCTATAATAAAATGTACCATGACTATTCCAATCATAATCATTACCTCTTTTATAAGTTGCTATAGAAGGTTGCCAACGAGATACTACTTCTGCCTTACCACCAGCACTAGTCCAACCACTATTAGTAAGTCCTCTATAAGTTCTTAAATAACCCCACATTGCGTCTCTACATTTTGTGTATAGTGTAGGAGGATCACTTACTGTACTTTTTGAATCAGCTGTCCATCCTGGGATACGAGTAGCAGTAACAAAAACAGAATCATCCCATCCATTCTTAACTTCACTTGAATAATAATTAGTTTCTCTATCATGACCAAATCGAGTAATTGATCCATTATAGAGTTCATCATAATCAATTCCAGGATTTGGATTCATAAATTGAGGTCCTTTTGGAATACTAAAAGTAAACCAAGTAATAGCTTCTGTATTAACTGTTTGTACAAAAGACAATATAGAAAAATTAGGATCTTGGGCATTGTTTCCTTTATACCAATGTATTTTTAATGCAGCGTCATTTGAATTAGTTGGCTTACAGAATCGATAAAAAGATCCATAGCTAATTTGATTGGATGTTTCTAGATAATCATCCATATTAACATATCCATTATGTACAGCACAATAAGGAGCATATTGTCTCTCTTCACCCATTACACCACAAAAATAACCATACTCAAAGATATCATCATCACCAAAACCACCCTCATTCTTATTATGATGTATCCCCATACAATTCATTACTTCAACATAAGTACCAGAATTAATGAACATAGTATTCTGATAAGCATCACCAGGACCATCAGCTAATGAGAATGAATAGAAGGTGGTTCCATACTTCTTAGTAGCATCATTAACTACTCTCAGAACTGCGAACCTACCATGCTTTGATTTTAAGAAAAACTTACCATCATTCGCTCCACCAAAATCTGTACAAATCAAAGAAGGTTTTCCATCACTAGCACCAGTAGAAGTTTCTGCAGTGTTTTCACCAAAAACAAGATCATCTGTACCATCAACACCACCAATCTTTGAACCAAGTATAGTAAAAGAATGATTTGTCGAACTCTTCCATCCACCACCTAATCCAGTTCCAGAATTATATGGATTAGTAGCAGTTGATGCTACATTTATAACCTGTACATCTTTGATACGACCACCATGTGTAGAATTATTATAACCATGCCATCTACGAACTCTTAAGAATAAATTTGTAGCACCAGCATCACTTCCACCACCATTAGTATTAGGTATTTCAACATCCCAGAAAGGATTAATATAATTATACCCATTATTATATCCAGGAAGTATCTCAATCTCACCCTTCATAGCAGAATGAGTTGGATGAATGTATGAATATACTTTTGGACTAGATGTGTACCATCCTCTGTCAATATTATAATTTCTTTGTTCCAGGTCATATGTATTAGTCCCCCATGCGGCCTCAATAATACCTCCTTGATTCATATGAGCAGGTTTATCAACACTAAACGATAGTGTTACTCCATTTGAATCAGTAGTTTTTACCTTATCAGTTTGATTTAACCCATTATTAGTACTAACTCTCCAACGTTTTATATCACCAGTTGAAGATGGATTACCCACATACCACTCAGTACCACTAGTATTCTGTTCATTAGGAAAATAAGACCAATCACTACCCCATGCTATACCTGGTGAATGTAGGTTAGATCTATTATCATACGTCCATTCTTTATCACTATCTAAAGTATCACCACCTGGTAAATCTTGTTGATATGTTTTAAAACTTCTTCCATCATTGTTTGGAAAATGTAAATTTATAGTATCCCCCATTATAACAGATATCTTTTTATTCTCTGAAGTAGCACCTGCTGGTTCATATAATCTTGTATTTACAGTCCATCCACCAGTAGGAGCATCACCACCTATATTTTGTGCAGTTCCATTTAAAGCATTAGTAGAAGACGTTGCTAATTTAATTGTTGTAGCATCTACACGTATAACCCAATAGGTTTGCCCTAAAGTAAGTAAAGAAATATTATAAGATTGATCTGATTGTCCTGGACACCAAACAACTTCCTTTCCTGTCGTTAATGCGGAATTAGCAGGAACAGTTAATGTATCATTAGCATTTGACGCACCAGTTGGTTGCCAATATTCTTTTATAATCCAAGCAGTATTCCCAGTCTTTTGTGTTACGTCATAATTTCTAGCATGATTAGTCCTATATGATAATGCAGGAGCTGCTGTCTTCCACGCTTCAGAACCTACACCACCAGTAGTAGAAGAATCAGAAGGATTGTCTGAAGTTGACGATAAACCAGGAGCAAGACAGGCAGTAGGAACTCCATATCTAGCAGTACCACCATGAAGTCCACATGCTTGGAACGCTGATTCCATAGCGTCTAATAATTGTGAATTAGTCCAATTGTCTCCAGTTCCTACAGATACTGTATTGGTAGTTACTGCCATGTTTTTTCTATCCTAATTTTAGTATGGTTAACGTCACGGTTACGGTTGTGGCACTACCACTCCTATTATTTATTGCTACATAAATTTTCTTAGTTCTTGTTGGAGAATCATTATTAAATCCCATAACACCAGGTGTTATTAACACCTCTTGATTTGCTCCCGTAGTTCTTACTTCAGCAAGAACTCCACTTCCTGGTACTGGGTCGCTACCCTCACTTCTTGTAGCATCAAGTTGTCTTGAAGCATCATCAACATATAATCTAACCCATGAAGCAACACTTGGCTTAATTTTAAATAATGTATATACAGTTTCACCTGTAATATCCAATTCAGCATAAGCATTATTAGCAACAGTAGTAGCTGTTGTAGCATTAACATCATTTATAGTAGAAGCACCAGCAGCATCAGTAAACTCTAATCCATTCTCAGCAGAATTAACCTTTAAGAATTTACCAGCGTAACTAGTATAATCATTAGGTGTATCACTTAATCCCTTAAATGCTGTTGATCCACTAGCACCAGACTCATCAGTATCTGGTTTCCATACTGAATTTGTATCATCCCATTTCAATACTTGACCGTCTGCTGGTGTAGCATTAGAAACATCGGAAAGATCAGCAAGATTATTTGTTGATGCTATCCATTTCTGTTGTGTATTGTTCCATCTTAATGAATTATTATCATCAGAAGCAGTTCCATCAAAGTCACTAGCATCCTTAATTTTTCCAGTTGTTGCTATATCCTTTAGTGTTGGCTTGTTTAAAATGCCACCAGCAGTTCCTGTAGGATTTGCAGATGTACCACCATTTACATTCCAATCTGGAGTAGTAACTGTGGCACTATCAATTGTAATTCTCTTGTAAGTAGCATCCCAAGAAATTGTAGTTCCGTTAGAACCTTGGAAATGAATGCTATCTGTATTATTATCACTATCCTTTAAATCAATATAGGCTTCATTAGTTGTAGTGTTTCTACCTAGAAGATCATAAGTTGTATTCTCATTGGAAGTAGCACCAGTAAGTGTCATTCCAATTGTTTTATTAACAGAATTATATTGGAACCCTACTGTTCCACCATTAATACTTGCGTGAGTTCCTTGTGCTAGAGCAGCACCTGCAGCAGCCTTTGCTTCAGTATCAGTATAATCAGTACCACTAGCATCAGCTTGTGTGAATAATAAAGTATTAGCGTCAGTTCTGGAAATAACTAATCCATTACCACCAGCAAATGTAATATCAGTATTAGCATTTGAACTTGCTAGATTATCAGTCAGTCTTAGAATAGAATTTGATTCTCCACTTGAGTCTTCAGCAGTCATGCTAAAGCTTCCAGAATTTACAGATAATCCAATCTCAGTTTCACTCTGAGCATTTGTTGTAGCTGATATTGATAATCCAGTACCAGCATGAAGAACGAACTGAGATACATTAGGAGTTGTTTCACTATCAGATAACTTTATCCTCTTTCTAGCATTATTATATGAACCACTTCCACCAGAATAACTAGTAGCAGAAATTGTATAAGTCTTTTCAAAATTATCTAATATAGATGCGAAATCAGATGATTGGAAATCAGTAGTTACTACCCTCTGTCCTGTCCAATCAGTTCCATCAGAAAGATATAATGACTTATTATTATCAGAGAATGCTAATTGACCCTGATTCGCAGCAGCCGCAGGGAAATTAGATACAGCAGTATATCTAGGAACACCTGTACTATTTGATAGTGGATCATTAACCCATTTAGCACCATTCCACTTAAGGATATCTCCATCATTTACAGAAGATATTGTTGTATCAGTAAGAGCAGAAACACTTGGAGCAGCAGCAGATGCTGTAATGACTCCATTACTAATAGTAATAGTAGTACCATCAACCTTAACACCACCTAAATCACTTGCGGTTGCTGTAGGTAGAAGATATGGTGTGAATGTAAAAGAACCAGTTGTATTATTATACTGAAGATTATTTGTTCCTGGTGAGGCAACAGTAACAGTAACATCCTCTAAAGCAGCACCAACATTCTTAGTAGGTGTTGAAGCATAAACTATAAGAACACCACCAAAGATACTAGGTGCTAATGGGTTTGTACCAGAATTACCTAACCATGTTGCCTTGAATCCTGTTGTTGTCTTATTGGTTATACTAACAGTATGAGTATCGTACTGTTCCCTTTCTGCTAATACATAATAGTTTGCATCTGATTGAGCACCTACAAAGGTGAATATCATTTCACCATTAGAACTATTATAAGCACCCCATGTCATATTAGTGCCTGTGCCAGCAGTATCCTGATTAACTTTAGCATATGCTACAGGAACAATTACAGTTTCACTGCCACCGCCACCGCCACCACCAGTAGCATCAGCTTGAGCCTGCCATTTACCAACACTATCATTCCATTTTAAAACATTTCCATCAGATGGAGTAGGAGCAGTAACATCACTTAAAGTATTTAAAGTTGGAAGGAGAGTTAATCCAGATCCATCACCAGAGAACTTAGTTGCTGTTGCTACACCACTAACAACTATACCAGATTGATTAATCTCATGAATAGTACTGGTGTTAATTTGAGATTCAATAGTAGTGCCAGCACCAACACTATGAATAATATTTTTATTTGCTGTATGAATAATTTCTAGATCATCAGAATCACCGAAGGTTGCTCTAGCACCATCCATAAACATTAACTTACTTGCATTCTTATCCCAGATTGCGTCATAAGTACTATCAAATGTTACATTACTTTCAAAATTAACAGGACCAACAGTAGTTACAATACCAGTTGTTTTTAAATTTCTAGTTACAATATCTGCACCATATGAAGGTGGATCAGCACCCTCGTCACCACCAGTAATCTTAACACCAGTAACCCAAAGTTCTTTCTTAATGTATAATGATTCGTCAATATAAACATTCTCACTAGTAAATGTAGTAATACCAGCAAATGTAGCAATTCCAGAAACAACTACAGTATCAAATGATGAATGAGCACCAGTTACTTGAAAATTCTTACCAGATACCTTAAAGGAATTCTCATCATAAAGAAGATGATTATCTCCTCTAAGCTGTCCACCAAGACCAGCATAAACAACAGAGTTTTGAATAATGTTCTCAGAAACAACAGTCGTTGCTTTCATGATGTTATTAACATCAACAATACCCTCAAATGTAGCAAGATCTGCTACTTGTAGCTTACCACCAAGAACAGCATCATATGGGCTATTAATTCCATTTGCATTTGATTGAGTTGAATTACCCATCAGTGGGTGATTCACACATTGATAATGAAGACCTATTGGAGTAGAATCACTAACTTCTATTTCAGTATAAGCACCAGCAGTTCCAGCATTACCATTAAAAGTAACACCAGTTGTATACTCAGTAAGTCTACCAGAATCTAAATAAAATCTTAATTGATGAGTCTCATTAGAAGTATCACCTTGATCAAATCTATATGTTATACCAGGAATTAAAGTTAAGAAAGGAGATTCCAATCCATCTAAAGTATATCCTTTAGCACTACCAGTTCCAAAATATCTATGTGCTGATGTCTTAGTTACAACCTTTACATCAATTGTTTTGGTAGATCCATAAGAACCAGAAGTAATATAACTAACACCATTTAAAGAACCACTAACATCTAAATTACCATTAATATCAACATTACCATTAACAGTAGTAATACCTGCTAGTCTAACTCCAGTAGAAGATAACCTTATGCGTTCTTGTAAAATATTAGAATTATCAAGAGACCCAAATGTTATATCATTTCCATTAGACTCATGTACTATATTTCCACCAACAGTACCAGAAACAGTACGAAAAGCTATAAACGAACTTTCACTATCAGCAGATCTCTGTAATGTAATACCAGGAGTAGATCCCTTAATATGAAATAGTGAATATGGAACAGTAATATTACCAATACCCACCTTACCAGTTCCATTTGGTTGGAATAGTATATGGGAATTAGAAGTTGTTACAATTTTCTTACCATTTATATCAAGATCACCACCTAACTGAGGAGTAGTGTCAGAAATTATATCAGATAAACCACCAGAAGCAGAATCATTAATCCATCCCTGCCCAGCTTCATATTTTAAAACCTGTCCTGTTTGTGGAGATGATATAGTTGTATCACTTAAACCTTCTAAAGTACCAGATCCTCCACCACCACTATTATTACCAGTAGTACTTAAAATTCCAGTAGCAGTAATTGTTAATCCAGTTCCTACTTTAATACCACCCAATACAGAATCAGTTGCAGGTGTTAATGTATATGAAACAGCACCGCCACCTCCACCGCCAGCAGCAGCATCAACCCACTGTGAACTATCTTCATCACTATAGTATATCTTTAACTGACCTTCATTAGATTTCCACCAAAGATCACCACTAGCAGCATCATTTGGTGCGGTGTCACCTACACTTACTTGAGCACCACCGCCACCGCCACCACCACCTCCCGTGGTGTTAATAGTATTATATGAAATAACTTCTACAATATCACCATCAAAAGCAGGTGATAATAAAACTATCTGAGTACCATTATTTGCTGTAAATTCAGTGTTCCTTAATAACTTAACTCCATTATAGAAAACATCAACAAAAACAGAATTATATGAATGATTAATTAATACCTGACCAGCACTCATTACAAAAGTAGTGCTTGCCCTTAACTGAGGAAAATCAGACCAAGTTACACCATATCCAACACTCTTTAAATATTGTCCTTCTTTTCCATCTGTACCACCAGCACCTAATGGACCAGAAAGTATATCAATACCAGTCCTAGCAGTAACAATACCAAGAGAATCTATATTAGTTACATCTTCATAAGTTAAAGTACCACCTATAGAAACATTACCAAGGAAGGTAGCAATTCCACTTATTCTTAAATTTCTTGCTCTGACATCATCAAACTCTGCAGGAGCAGTACCAGAAACAATAATACTAGGAGCTCTTAAATCACCACCAACATCTAAATCATTACTAATATTAGCATTTCCTATAACATCAAGGACAAGTTTATTATCGGTAAACGATGTTATACCGATATGTTGATGTGGGACTCTTCCGCTTCTGAACCTTGCCATTACTTGATATTAATTAAGGGTTTCTAGGATACTTGCAATAAATTTCACATGATTTGCATTACTAGCAGATAATTTAAGTGAATCACCAGGCTCAAGAACCAATTTACCTTGAGTCAATCCCATACTATCGTGCCCCTGAATAGGCATTTCCTTCACAATTTCTGTATGAGTAGCACCTCTCACATGATCTAATGAAACTGTATGAGTAGTAGAATCTACATTCGTTGCTTGACAACTTAAAATAACACCACTATATCCAACTGGGGCAGTGTAAATTCCAACCTTAGCTGCTGGTGCTACGTATGTTATTGTTTGAAATACATTTAATGGTAAAGCCATTTTATTATTCTCCTCCTAGTGCTAGAATTAATGGTGTAACATTTGCGAATAAACTCTTAGAATAAAAATTACCTGTAATTGTTCCAGAGATTTGATCTATCTTTACACCCTCACCTATCCTAAAGTTTCCACCTTGATCAGTACTAGTGTAAATTACCAATCCACCATCACGATTATCAACTTCATTCTCCTGTATAGGAACACCACCACGAGAAGGAAGTGATTTAATAGGATCAGTCCCACTACCAATATACTCAAATGAATGACTGGATGCTAATATTCTACTTTGTCTATAGAATGGTGTCGTTGATCCAACACCAACAGCGTATGGTACATTCTCATTAATGGTAACAGTACAAATTCCAGATGATATTGGAGTAGATGTTTTAACTGAATAATAAGAAGGTAATAATTCTATTGTAGCTGTTGCTGTATTTATTCCTACATCTGGAGTTGAAAATACAATCTCAGGAAGAGAAGTATATCCTCTACCACTAGAGATAATTGTAACTTCATCAAGATGATCTCCTATTATAGTAGCAGACGCAGTTGCTTTAACACCCCAAGTATTAGCAGTACTAGGTGGATCTATAGTAATCGTTGGTGGATTATTATATCCACTACCTGGATTTGTAATCTTTATTCTACCAATAGTATTATATAAATCGTCAAAATAAATTACCTTTCCATCAAAAGGTCTTATCAAATTCATCGATGCTTTACCACCACCCAAATAGTCATGAGAGAATCTATTAGGTCCAACATAAGTGGTAAAATTCTTATCATCAATAATCTCCTCTACAGTAAATACATTACCATACTTATCTGGGAATTGTTCATGAGTTGCTACACCAACATTAATAGTTAGTACATCAGTACTAACAGTCTCTACACCCAAAATTTGATTGTATGAAGGATCAGTTGTCCTCGGATAAGAATGCTCTGTAGCATGATTATCTTTAGCACAAGTAAATACTAAAGAGTTAGCATCAATAGTAAGAGTATCATTAGCTTTCGTAATACCATTATTAGAAGCTGATTTAAACCAATGTTCTGTAGTATCTTCAGAGATTCCAACATTAACATCAAAAGTATTTAAAGTTTTATTTGATATTTGTAACCACTTATTATAAACAGGATCAGTTATTCTAGGATAAGAATGTTCTGTAGCATGACTATCTTTAGCACAAGTAAAAGTTATTGATTCTTGATCAAATCTAATATAATCACCATTATTAAATCCATGACCATTAATGGTTACGGATAAAAGTCCAGTAGTAGGTGTATATGTAGCAGTAGAAATTGTATGATTTGTTGATCCAGACAATCCATGACCAGCAATTGTCAATGCTAGATAACCAGATGTTGGATTATAAGCAGCAGCAGTTGGTGTTACCTGATTACCACCTGTAATATTAATTGAATTGCTTGATGAAGATCCATATTGGAATATATGTGCGTAATCACCCTCAGTACAACCAAAACCCAATCTATTTAAAGTAACACCCATTCCAACATTAAATCCATGATTAGTGTATGTTGAAATAGTAGTAAGTCCAGTTACATTATCATAGATAGCATCCCGAATACTATAATCAGGAGCAGTCATATTAATTTCAAATCTATCAGCATTAGGTGCTGCTGTTGAAGCAATGGTTCCTGTGTATTGATGAGGTCCTATACCTTCAGCAATTAATCCATAATTACCAAATGAAGAGTTAGAGTTTGTAAGATCACATTGCCCACCAGATCCAGTAAAAACAGCAGCATCTGTATTGATAGTAAACATGGAAACTATCTGAGCATATCCCTCATTGGTAATAGAAACACCTATACCGTTCTGGTTATATTGAGTGAAGGAGTCAGTAACCATTGCTTTAAATGGTCCAATCTGATGACTACCATCAATCTTCATACCAATACTATTGGTAACAAAGTTAGTACAATTAAGAATATATGGTGACTGATCACTATATTGAATCTTATCTGGATCAAAAGCAACTATTGCTTTTCCAACATCCATTGTTCCTGTGAAAGAACAATCACTAATCAAGACACCTGGTGATACATGAAATAAATCTTGATCTGCGTTTTGAGGTATTATACTTACTTCTCTTAAACTTCCACCAACTATACTAATCTGAGGTGGAACTTTAACTGGATTATCTTCTATGTAAGTTCCAGAAGCAACTTTAATAGTAGTTCCTTCTGAAGCAATTCCGACTGCTCCCTTGATTGTTGCTTTTGCGTCTGCGAGTGTGAGTCCTGTATTGCTGTCGTCTCCATTTTTATTAACATATAAAATATTTTGTACGGATGCACCACCTATCTTAACAACTTCTGTCCCGATACCTGGACGATAGCGTAGTGTGTATAGCTCAGCATCATAAGTATTAAGAGCTAATTCACCTAATTGTAAGTCGGTAACTGCTGGAACCTTTCCAGGGACAGCCGACCTTTTAATCCTTAATGGAGTTCCCATTTATATTCATTCGGTATGTACCTATAAAAAGCAGTATATACTGCTAATTTATTTATTCAAGTTAAATTATTCCTTCTGGGACGATACTGAAAAAGATCCTGTGGAGGATCAGGTTGCATCCACTTTCTAATTTTATGGTATCTTTCTAGTGAGAAAAATTTCTGACTGAAGAACCATTCTTCCCAGTCCTCATGCCCCTTATCTTGGTTACATGAATGACAACAGCAGACAACATTCTTAGTAAAGTCTGGTCCACCTTTTGCTCTTGGAACTATGTGATCTATAGTAAGATGATTATCATCACCACAGTATGCACACTCATAATCCCAATTTTCTTTTATATCTCGCCTCCATAACCGCTTTGCTTCTGATGAACTTGTAGTTTGTAAGTTAAACACATAAGCCTTCGGAGTATGAGGAATAGTCATGAACTATTGCGAGTTAAAATTATTTATCAATATCAGTATTAAAACTAATACATAATCTTCTACCAATTTCTTTATCAGTCTTATGTTCTAACCAACTAGGAAATAGTATTAACATTCCAGAACTAATATGTATTAAATCAAAGAAAGATGGATACTGTGATTGAATATTAAAATCATAGTCCTCAGCCATTTTATAATGCCAAATAGGATTCTTAAAAAGTAAAGGAGTTACTGAAGTATTGAGTTCAGGATAAAATACACCACTAACTATAGAACGCTCATGACGATGTAACTCTAATCTACCACCAATCTCAGTTATATTAGACCAACTACCAGAGATTTTAAGACGAGTAAATCCCATTCTTTGACAATAATCCTCAACACAATACTCTATAGATTCCTTCAAATCAGATAGCTCAGAAGCATTTAAAAAATTAGGATTTAATCTATAATCACTCTTACCATTATCCAATAAATGAAATTCTTGTTTACCCACACTCTCAATATATTCAGAAATTAATTCTAACTCCAAATTAGAAAGATCAAATAAAGATACTGGTGTAGGGAATAAACTTAATTCTTTCTTTCTTATTGACATTAAAAAAGGAGGGTATTAACCCTCCTATTATATCATATTAATTCTTAGGTGTCATCTGATACGCACCGAATGCAGTTGCTGCTATAGCAACTGCGATTACGATGAGTTCCATTAACCAACTGAAGGAGCAACAAGTGCTACTTCGCTTGTCTCAGCAGATGCTAAGTCAAGTGGGAAGTTGTGAGCATTACGCTCGTGCATAACTTCCATACCAAGGTTTGCTCTGTTAAGAACATCACCCCAAGTAGGAACAACCTTACCTGATGAGTCTACGACTGACTGGTTGAAGTTGAAACCGTTAAGGTTGAATGCCATTGTACAGATACCCATAGAGGTTAACCATACACAGATAACAGGCCATGATGCTAGGAAGAAGTGAAGACTTCTGCTGTTGTTGAATGAAGCATATTGGAAAATAAGTCTACCAAAGTATCCATGAGCAGCAACGATGTTGTATGTCTCTTCTTCTTGTCCGAACTTGTAACCATAGTTCTGAGAATCTAACCCAGTGGTTTCACGGATAAGTGAAGATGTAACAAGAGAACCATGCATAGCAGAGAATAATGCTCCACCGAACATACCAGCAACACCAGCCATATGGAATGGGTGCATAAGGATGTTATGTTCTGCTTGGAATACGAACATGAAGTTGAATGTTCCAGAGATACCTAAAGGCATTCCGTCTGAGAATGAACCCTGACCGAATGGGTATACAAGGAATACTGCGAAAGCAGCAGATACAGGTGCTGAGTAAGCAACACAGATCCAAGGACGCATACCTAAACGGTATGATAGTTCCCACTGTCTGCCCATGTAAGCAGAGATTCCGATGAGGAAGTGGAAGATTACCAACTGGTAAGGACCACCGTTGTAGAGCCACTCATCTAGAGTAGCAGCTTCCCATATAGGGTAGAAGTGTAATCCAATTGCGTTGGAAGAAGGTACAACAGCACCAGAAATGATGTTGTTACCATACATGAATGAACCAGCAACTGGCTCACGGATTCCGTCAATATCGACAGGAGGAGCAGCAATGAATGCTACGATGAAGCAGGTTGTAGCCGCTAATAGGCAAGGGATCATCAAGACACCGAACCAACCAACATAGATACGGTTGTTTGTGCTTGTAACCCACTCGCAGAACTGAGGCCATCCTTGTAGAAGACCCTGTTCTCTTTTTTGAAGAGTTGTCATGAGGACAATAAAGTTTAGTAGGGCTCAAAGGGTAGAGCGATACGGTATTTCCACTAATCCCTTCACTAGTGGATATGAGAGATGTAACCCCCATGATCTCGGTTAGAGGGTATTGATAGGTGAGGAATTGCTCACCTCGATGTATTTATTATAACGAAATGTTAAGCGTTTGTCAACCCTATAAAGGTCCTAAGTTTTGCGTCTTTATTGCTCTTGAAACATTTAATAGTTTTGGGTATACAATTTCTGCTTTTTCTTTTTTAAATCTATCAGGGTTTGTAAGATCAATATTAATCTTTATCTTCTTCTTAAGTTTTCCATAAAGTTTTTGATTCTCTGGGAATCTAGTTTCCAAATACATAGCAGACGATCTTAACTTCTGATCCAATTGCCAATTTAACTCAGCAAGTCTAGGATCTTTTTTAGGATATCTTACCTTCCATATCGCATACTCTTTTGGTTTCTCTCTTATCCAACGATTAATCTCACCAACTCTGAAGGCATATTCATTCTTTTCTTTAGGAGTTAAATAATGATTCCTCAACATATCAATTGCTTTTATTGTGAGATGATCTTTTGGTCCTTCTATCTTAATCTTTCCTACTTTACCACCAGCTTTGTTACTAGCTGTCTTTTGTTTCATATTTACCATTCCTCTTTTCTTCTGCCTCAATTCTCTTAGATGATTCTTCTCAGTTAATACTTGACCTTGAGGTATGTAATCACTATTCAGAGCACGGAGTATTCTTATTTCTGATGGAGTCAAATTAAATCTAGATGGATCTTTCAACATCTTATCAAGTTGTGAAGGTGAGACAAAATCACCTCTTCCACTCCAATCAATAAAAGCACCATCCAATCCACTTCCACCAGCATAAGAATTAGCAACATTATAACCACCACCTAGTGAGTCTTGAGCTGCTGTAGCCCAACTATTTCCATCAGAACTAGTCTGATTTACACCACCAGTACTTGCTTGAGGATTACCTCCAGGGAATTGACTTGGTCCGTAAGGATAAGGTTGACCAGTCGTTGGATCTATAGGAACAGCATCACCACGAGGATCATTAGAAGCAATATTTCCTAAATCCGAATTTCCAGTAGATGATTGTTGAGGGAATCCTTGATCTCTATTGTTTAGATAATCCCTAACATCTTGATCTGTCCAACCTTCAGGTTTCGCACCCATAGTTCCACTACTATTATAGTAATTAATAACATTCATATCTGCCCCACGAGGCAATTTACTATCTGTTGGTGGTGGTCCTTTAGGTTTACCCCAAGCAACATCACCTTCTCCACCAGTATCAGCAGTCCAATCCCAATCATTAGGATTTACTTCAGGATCATTTTCATCAGGAATATCCTCATCAGCCCAGTCTAATGGATCATCACCAGGTCCATATCCTGGTCCTGCTATATCACCTAGAGGTCCTGAAATAATTTCATATAAATCTTCTAATATTTCATCAACTGGTTTGATTGGTAAGTTATTAGGATTGCCAAGATCATCCTGAAATACTACTTGATTCCAAGGAGGAACATATGGTGAAGATTCATACTTATTCCCCTGAGTAACTATACTACATCCAGTAAGAACCATTCCATCTCTTTTTGTGTAAGGATATTCCTCATAGGTTGGAGCAGCACTACCATGCCAAAAATAACTCCAAGGTATCCACATAGAACTTGCTACGGTAGGAATATTATTAATACCATGCTCCGCAATTAAATCTTGATACGTCTCCCAAAACCACACAGCATTAGCAAACTCTTCATCAGTTAGTCCATTATAATATCCACCATATCCTCTAGATCCTTCATGAGGAACATTAGTACCACCTATTAATCCACCACTACATACTTGTCTCCATTCCCCACCTGATCCAAGATACCCAAGAGCAGTTCCCCAATATGGACCAGCAATAACAAAACCACCTCCTTCTCCTGCTGCATCTGGATACCTAGCAGACTGTTCAGCACCACCTCTTGACTGTTGAGCAGCAGTTCTCATACTATCTGGTAGTCCCAATACTGCTTGCCTGTTAGTTTCTCCAGCAACCTCATTTGGATTACGTAACCAACTAGTATCTGTAAATGCGTTATCCCATGTACTAGGATCATTAGCATCATAACCACCATTAGGTGGAGTATATCCAGGCTGCGTAACACCATTAGGATCTGGTACAGGAGTATACTCAGCAGGAATTGCTGGTATCTCTTTATCAGCATAATACATTCCACTCGTACCCATTCCTCTAACTTCATGAAGATCATCTTCATAAAGTTCATATTCTAAAACACCAGTTTTCTTAAATTCTTGATTTGCTTTCGCAATCTTCTCATCAAGAATTTTTGAAGAACCCTTTTTAAAATTTCTTGCTCTCTTAAAATACGACATCAAAAAAGTATACTTTTTAGATATTTAGTAGTCGTATTCATCAAGAACATCTAAAGCATTGTTAAGTGCTTGTTGAGCTGCCCATCTTTCCTTACCATCCCAATTAGGATACCAAGTCTCATCATCGATCCCCTTCTTAATTTGCATAAGACGGGCTTTCATATCGATCTTTTTAAGTCGTCCGTTCATATACTCTCTATACCTCGAATCAGGCCAAGGGCAACTTGCATATCGCTTTGGAAATAACATAGCAATATTTATTTTATTAGTCTAGATTATCCTCTTGTTCTGTTAGAATAACACAATCTGATTCTGGTGTCGCTACGCATATAAGAGACCATCCTTCTTCTAACTGTTCATCATCCAAGAATGATTGCTCATCATTATTAACACTTCCTTCTAATACTTTTGCTAAACAAGAGGAACATGCTCCTGCTCTACAAGATGATGGTAAATCTATACCAGCATCCTCTGCTGCTTCTAGAATATATTGATCTTCTTCACACTGAATAACATTCTCTTCTCCATCAGGTGAACGGAGTGTAATGGAATAAGCCATTTAAATTTAACAAGTCGATGTTATTTATTTTACTTATTACGCAAATAAGAATTGTGTAAGGGAATCACCAAAATATAGATATACACCTAACAGTCCAATAAAAATTGCTTGTGGCATGAGTAAAAATACTTAACTTATATTATATAGGTAATTGTACCTTCAAACACCAGAAGGTACTGGAAGTGGTTGTGTTATTCTAATACCCTTACCTCCATCATCATCGTCATCATCATTATTAAATGCTCTTAAAATAAGTTCCACTAAAACTAAAGCAGCCATAGGGTAGAAACACCATAGGACTGCTGTTAGAGGTGAAATTGTATCTGTTGCGGCTGATAAGTCGCCCATTGATTTCTTTCTGTAAATTGCTACGAGTAGGTATTTATACTAAACCAGGTATGAGTTGCCCAGTGAAGCTGTAACTAGCGAAGGCAGCAACGCAACCAACGATAGCAGCAATACCATTCCACTTCTCAGCGATGGAGAAGTCAACTTGATTTGTTTCATTGTTCTTTGTAGTTTTTGACATTAGTAGATACCTGGAATGATGTGTCCTGTAAATGCATAGGTTCCACAGATAACTAGGAATCCCATCATTGCTGCACGACCTTGTGCTCTTAAAAATATATTTTCGTTTTTCATTAGAATATACCTGGAATGATTTGTCCTGTTGTGAGATATGCTCCCATTGCTGCAACGAATCCAATCATTGCCATCCAACCATTAAACTTTTCTGCTTCTGGTGTCATTGTTGTTTTCTCCTTTTATTAGATTGAGGGTTAAAAAGTAGCCAGAGGTCAACACTGGCGGTGTAAAAGACCTATAAGATTCAGGCAATGCCTGGAATTACCCATCCGAAGATGGCGTAGTTGTGGATTGCTGCGAATAAACCAATCATCGCTAGGCGACCATTGAGTAACTCAGCATTCTTCCAATATCCTTGATAGTTCTCCACATACTCCATAGGAGGTTGAGCAGCAAACATGTTCTGCTTACCATACTCAGTTGTGGTATACTTCTTGGAAGTCGTAGAAGTCATTTATTGTGTTAAGAATAGTAACAAAATTATTTAGTAATTATAAAGTTATACATAAAACTTTACAATAGGGGAACCCGAACAATAAAAAGGAGGTCTAATGACCTCCATAAAGTTACCTTATATTACTTACCTTCAAAACCAGGTGGGATACGATTAAAGTACGGATCATACGAAAACATTGGATTCCAATCATCTATATTCTGAGCATCTGATCTCCAAAACTGCCATAGACCTTCATAACTTGATTTATGAAATACATTTACATGTATGTCATGTATCGAAGATCCTAACTCAATCTTATAAAGAAATAGTGGTATGGAAAAAGTATTTCCTGAATTGTATATTAAATCATCTGCCACTGCTCTAGGCAAGACACCTTGATCCAACTTATACTTATCACCTCTACAATGTAACCTAACAAGTTTTTCCGCATGATGTCTTGTAATCATATAACATGCTGTAGAGAAATCATTTACAAACCTACGATGTAATTGAACATACATCTGTGCTGGATTAATAATAGCAAGTTGAATTACATCATAATCATATGGAACCTTTGCGTAAAAATCTTTCCAAGTAAATCCCCAATGTGCTACTGGTCCAAGATCACAATCATCTTCCATAATGATAGCACAAGGAGCATCAGTTTTAAGAAACTCCTTCATTGCTTTAAGATGTGAAGTAGTACATCCAACCTCACCACCAGACATTTGATCAGGATACCTACCCTTAAGAATATCACCCAGATCATCTTCTCTACCATCATAAGCAGAGATACGAGTATAGTTTTCTACTTCCCAATACTTAAGCATTGTCTCCATAGATTCCCATCTATTTGGTTCACCATCAAGATTAATACAATATACGTGAGGAAGACCTTTAAGTTTGTGTAGTGCTTTATTCTTATCCATTCAATGTATCCATCCAATTACATTCTTTAATATATCCATTATATTAGTATCTATTTTAATTTCTTGATCCCGTATCTTTTTTTTACCTATAAGATATTCTTTCTTAGATATAGGATATCCTAATTGTACCATCCAATGTATCCAACTACCAGCACCTATAAAGTGATTACTTGGAAATTCGTATATTGAAGGTTCTTGACTACTTAAATTATCAGAGAATATTTTTAAGGTTTCAGAAGATAGATACTTATCTCTCACATAACTCCAAAAAGGTGTATTCTTTGTTGATATTGAATAATGCATATTAACAAAATCAACAGCAGTATCAAATTGATCTATCATATAATTGTTAAAATATCTAATAGCCATATCATTATACCATCTAGATCCAATAATATCAGATAATTGTCTCAACCCTCTCAATATCATTTCAATTCCAGTACTTTCAAGTGGTTCTATAAATCCAGCAGATAATCCAATAGAAATAACATTCTTATCCCATTGATTATTATCATAGTATGGAGTCCAATCAATAACAGTTAGATCATCTAGAGATATTCTATTATCCCAATGCTGACAAAAATATTTCTTTGCCTCCTCAATATCAGTTATATTCCTATTGAAAACTAAACCAGATCCCATTCTAGTATTTAAAGGAATTTTCCATATCCATCCATGATCAACTGCTGGACAAGAAACATATGGAACAATTTCTTTTTTGTCAAGATAGTCAATATGTCCAGCAATAGCAGTATCAACATATAAACGATCTGATAGATCTACTCTATCTCTATTATCTTTAAGAATACTTTTAAAACCAGTACAATCTATAAACAAATCCCCACCAACAATACTACCATCTTCCAATGTTAAAGAAGATATTCCATTATCATCTCTAGCAATATCCTTAACTGCAGATTGTATATAATTAATCTTAGTATGACTATCATTATTAAGTAAATTATTTTTTAAATACTCAACAAGTTTTAAAGCATTAATATGTTCAGCAAATGTATCACTCTCTTTCATCTTATCAGGCATTATTTCTTTAATATCAATAACATCTTGTAATGACCAAGCATCAATCAATAATGGTTTATCGATACAATTAGAAAACATATTTGCAAAATAAAAAGGATGCCATATATCATTTCCATCTATCCCCCAATCAGGAAATAAAATACCATTCTTTCTTACAGATTCACAATAATGTAAACATTCATTTATTTCATAATCCGAAAAAAAGCAAACTTCTTTTAAAAATGGTTTGAACCCTACAAGAGTTGCCTCTCCTACACCTACTGGTTCAGAAATTTCTTTATCAATCAAAGTAACTTTAGTAAATGAAATTTTACTAGACAAAGTTTTAGCGGCAAGCCACCCAGAAGTTCCTCCACCTACTATAACAATTTCATTTACATACTTAGCCATTTAACATACCAACAAGATAGGTTTCAAGTTTAACTGTTGGTTCCCAATCAAAAGTTTCTCTAAGTTTAGTATTGTTAGCAAGACTGATCTTAGCTTCACCAGGTCGTGGTGGAATATGAATTACATTATCTGATATCATAGCAGCAATCTCATTAATAGAATGATTCAAACCAGTTCCTACATTATAAACTTGCCCAAAACATTTATCATCTATGTTTGCTAGTGCTGCTTTTATATTAGCATTAACAACATCATCTACATGAGTAAAATCTCTTCTCTGCTCTCCATCACCAACAATAGTCAATGGTTCACCAGCAGCCAGTTGTCTTAGAAATATACCTATCACAGGAGCATACTGCCCCTTCAGAGGTTGCCTATTACCATATACATTAAAGTATCTAAAACATACCGTCTCCAATCCATACAAACTGGTATACATTTTACATAACTTCTCACCATTAACTTTAGATACTGAGTAAGGATTTAAACAATCATCATCTTGTGTCTCCACATTAGGAGGTTCATTCATACCGTAACCAGAAGATGTTGAAGAATACATTACTCTCTTTACACCTGCCTCTCTAGCACACTGAAGAACTGTACAGGTTCCTACAGAGTTAATACTAACTGCTTCTATAGGATTCTCTATAGCAGGTTGTATCCTTGCTTCTGCAGCAAGATGAAATACATAGTCCACCCCATCATATAATTTACGTGTAAGAGAATAATCTCTAATATCCATACGATAGTTTTGTCCATGAAAATTCCAATAGAATTCATCATGAGCCTCAGAGAATTGATTATCTATAACTATGACTTCATGACCCATAGTTAAGAGTTTATCTACTAAATTAGATCCAATAAATCCAGCACCACCAGTAACTAAAGATTTAGTCTTCATGATATTTTTTCAGGTAAGAAATAATTTTTATTAAATGCAAAGCACTCTTCTGTAGGATAACTTGTTAATGCTTCCACAGTTCCATGATACCCACTAGTCTGATAGAAGAAAGGATCATCAAATGCGTATACATTAAACCATCTTTGTATCTCAGCAAATCCAATGTCTTGATAATCTTCAATTACATATCCAGCATGATAAGTAACCTTCTGACACATCTTAATATAGTCTTCTGTTAGATATAACACGGCATGACCACCTAACATATTATAAACCCTATAGAGATCATCCTTCACTTGATCATACTGAACATAAGGACCAGAATGCCCATTCATTCTACCCCAAGAAGATATTCCTAGATATACAGCATCAGCATCTTCAGGTATCTCAACTTCAGGTCTAAAATTTTTAATTTGACAATCATCTTCAAAAATTATAAATGGAGGATCTATTTCTATCAATGCTTTATGGTGAGCAGAAGAACATCCAGCAACAGGATTATCTGGTCTAGCAACACCCTCTAAACGAAGTATAGTTTTAAACCCACATTGAAATAAAATCTTTTTCATATTAGCATCCTTTTCAGTATGCTGCTCAAGATTCATATAGATGACTGGTATATCTCTCAGATCAATCTTTCTCATTTTTAATCTCCAATAATTTAATCTGGTGGAATATCAGATTCGTGTGCAAATAATAATTCATCATTAGTTCTAAAGAACTCCTTATATCCACTACTACCCAAATATTCTACCACATCTTTAATAGTATAACCAGCATCCTCATAAGCACCACCATATTCCAACTGAATACAACTAATCTTTTCCTTTTTAAGTAAAGACTCAGATCCCTTTAGAATACTTAATTCAGCACCTTCAGCATCTATCTTAAGATAATCTATTATCTCTAAATCCAATTCATCAAATAAAGTTTCAAGTGTAGTACATTCAACTTTATGTTCTGCTATACCTTCACAAAAACATTCCCTATTATATAATGAAGAGATAGCATGTGCTTCTATTGGATTATCTGATCCAGGAGTATATAAAGTACATGTTCCTATAGTATCAGTAAGTGCTTTCTTAACTACCGTAACTCTTTCATCATCTTTCCACTTATCCTCATATGCTTGCCAATATAAAGGATCTATTCCATATGCCTTAGACTTTGAATATTGAGATAAAAATAACTCAGTAAAATCATCAAGAGTTCCACAGTGAGATGGTATCTCATTAATATTACACCCAACATCAAATACAACTGGTTTATAATATGAAGGAAATTCTATTTGTCCTAAACATGCTCTATAACTATACATATCAATTTCTTAATTCATTATGATTTTTCTTAAGAGCAATGATCTTTGGTTCAAAAGGATAATTTGGATTTCCCATCTGCTCTTCAGCAAAACAATAAGATGGAGTCAATGTAAGACTAGGTGGGTTATCTATTAGATACCTATTCATATGAGATTCATCATGCCATAATGCTATGATATCATGTTCCAACTCTTTTGTCACCCTATTAGCAATAACCTCTGACATTTTAAGAAACTCTTTAGTAGATCCACCATTGAAACCTCCAGCATAATAATGCTCACCTTCATCACCAGGTGAAACATAAGCTAATGATTTTGGATTACGATCATATGTTCTCTGTTCTTTAGGAGAAAATGATTGATAGGGATGCATGGTAGCAACAAGATCACTTAGGACTTCATCACCGACCTTAGCAACCAATCCCATATCAACATCAAAATAGAAGCAGTAGTCATACTTAGAAATATGCTCTGCTTCTTTCATAAAATAATTATACCTTTTCAAGGTAGGCATAGGCCAAGGTTCATGTTCAATCTGAGATACCTTAATATTATCAGATACCTCTACCTCATGTTCTGTAAAAATAATACCTTCTATATCATGACCATTGAGAAAGTGTTCCTCAATATTATTATACAACTCCTCAACAAATTGAATGTATTTGTTAGTGGCAATTGTTAATATACATATTTTCATTTAATCCCAAAGACTCAAAAGATTTTTAGCAGAAACTTCATGTGATAAATTTTCTTTCACATAAGACTTAGGATCATACTCACCAGCCTTTAATTTCTTATTAAACTTAGTGAATGTTCTAGACATACTCTTTTGAGTATAGAATTTTTCTCCACATCTATCATCCCAATAAGGAACAGAAGTAGCAGGAACCACCCACTGTTCTCCCATATCATGCCATTCAGATAGATCCCATACAAATAAAGGAACACCTAAAGACATAATTTCCTGTACTGCTATTCCTTGACTCTCAGTACCGTTAACAAGAAAACAAAATTTAGCTTGATTAGCCAACTCTAAAAATTCTTCTTCGTTATAAAGACCATATTCAATAGTCTTATAAGTTAACTTTTTCTTCTTTAAGAAATCTTTAGCTGCTTGTACCTCTTCAGCAGATCTACGTTTTGTGTATAAAAGACAATCATATTGAATATCTCTTTTATTATCATATTCATCTATACCTACAGCCCAAGTACCTATAACACTGGGAGGTAGATACCATTTTTTAATAAAGAAATCACTTACCCATTTAGATGGAGCAATTAACTTATGATAACAATCAGGATTTCTAGCCAAGTATCTTCCATTATGATCAAAGACCCATACTTGAGGACCAATTACACAAGTTTCTGCTTCCAGTTTAGCATGATTCTGTGCCTGACGATTATCATACTGTAGCATAAGATTATTTCTATACTTATTCTCATTAACAGTATAGGTAACTCCAGCAAGTTCTAATAATTTAATCGTATTAATAACAACCTTTTCAGGACCAGTAAGTCTTGGATTAGGTACAAGTCGTGGTATAGGATTACCATCAACATCCGTATCCACATCATGTTTCGTAATAGAACGCTCATATTTTGTTGCGTTCCAATACCTCTCATCATACCACAAATTAATCATAACCAACTCCAATTTCCAAACACCATGTCATCAACCTCTTTGTATACACATTCAGCACCAAACCAATTTTTTGGTGCGATTATTTTTTGACTATTTCCTAACCAAGCACCCCACCAAGAAAATGATGAATTTGCTATCACATGATAATTACACATAGTCATTAAACACATATCAAAATCTGGTTCATTATTAGATGATATTAAAAACCTATCATCTTCAAAGAACTTCTGTTCATTACACCACATCCAATCATCAGAAAAAACAATTACAGGAATATCACTTGAAGGTGATAACATATTAATTGCTTCTTCATAATATTCTATAGATTGAACTGGATGGTTAGGATTATATATGTAATCACCCCTTCTAACATGAAGAGAAATTGCTTCATCACCAATTTCAAGATCATCTAATAATTTTTTTGCTGGATGAACAGTCTTAGCATCAAAAGTAAACTCTCTTTTGATCTCATCTTCAATGTTCTCAAAATACTTAGGTGATTGATAATACCCAAACAGATCTACATTATCAGGGCAATTATTAAATAGATCTTCGTCAAATCCATGAACCTTTTCCATAAGAACTTCGTTTGAAGATTCTTCTATTTTATCTGGTTTAAGCTCACAAAAGACTTCGTATATATTAAAGGGATCTTCTCTAACATTGATATCCCTCTGACCAAATTTTTCCCTTTCTGGTATAGTAAATTCAAAACCACGATTTCTTGCTATGCCCTTTAAAGAGGCATACTGAAACATCTGATTACCCAATCTACCTAAATTACCTAAACTATTAAATGATATCATCGTGTTAATCTAACAGGAGTTCCTGCCCCAAATACATTACAATCCATATACATGTCCTCTACTTCACATGTATATAGTGAGTTTTCTTTAACGTAATCCCACAATGTTTGTTCAAAGTTTATCATATTAGTATTCACATTATGCCAATTAGTTTTATTTAACCAATCAATCATATACTTCTTTTTCATAGCAAAACATCCAGTAAAATATTGATCATTACCATCATTCATACCGTAAAAATCACAATCAGGATTAGCTTCCATTATATCAAAAAATGTATTCTTTGTAAAATGATATCTTCCTGTTAGATATATCGCATAGTCATCATCAACTTCACAATCATCAAAGAACTTTCTCATCGCCATTCCAAGATTAGATCCTTTATTTTGATAATTTGGATTATGATTATCTGTACAATAGCATGGAAATTGACCTTTTAAATATGATGGTTCTGTATTAGAAATAGTCTCCAACCAAACAACATTATATCCCTCCTTATCCTTTACCTTTGCCCATTCAATAGTCTGTTCATATTCCTTTGTTCTCATCTCATTAAGATGATCTAATTGAGCACTAGTTACTAGTAATAACATTTTCTTTATACCATGTGTATGTTGATTCGATACCTTCCCTAAGAGTAATCTTAGGTTCCCATCCCAACGACTTTATCTTATCCACATTTAATACTTTACGTGGAGTGCCATTTGGTTTATCAGTATTCCATTTAATATTATTCTTATATCCTACCACGTCAGCAATAGTTTCAGCAAGCTCCTTTATAGTTACATCCTCACCAGTACCAACATTAATTGGTTCTGGTTCATCATAGTCCTGCATACACTTAACACAAGCTTCTGCTAGATCATCTACATGTAAAAACTCACGTTTAGGTGTCCCATCACCCCACAACTCAACCTCCCAATGTTCACTCTTATCAAGTGATCCATCAAACTTAGATATCATTGCTGGAAGAACATGTGACGTATTATGATCAAAATTATCATTAGGACCATATAGATTAGTTGGCATTAATGAAATAGCATTAAAACCATATTGCTGACGATAAGCACGGCACATTCTAATACCTGCTATTTTAGCAGTAGCATAAGCATCATTAGTAGGTTCCAAAGGACCAGTCATCAAAGCATCTTCTGATATAGGTTGCTTTGCCATCTTAGGATAGATACAAGACGAACCTAAGAATACTAATTTCTTAACACCATTACGATAAGCAGCATCTATGATATTACTCTGTATCATCAAATTATCATAGATGAACTCAGCAGGATAATCATTGTTAGCACCTATACCACCTACTTTAGCAGCAGCAAGAAAAACATATTCAGGTTTTGCTTGCTCGAAATAAGCATCTACTTGAATCTTATTTGTTAAATCACAATTCTCTCTTCTAATCCAATAGATATTTTCATAATGCTTAGATTGTAGATTACGAATAATTGCTGATCCAACTAGACCATTATGACCAGCAACAAATACTTTACTCTTATTGTCCATAGATACACATCTCCTCAACTAGTTCTTTAAATGAAGTCTTTGGTTCCCAACCTAAAACTTCCTTTGCCTTTGTAGCATCTCCTAATAGAGATTCTACTTCAGCAGGTCTGAAATACTCTGGATCAATAATAATAACAGGTTTTTTTGTATTCCAATCAAATGCGGTTTCATCTAAACCTTCACCCATCCATTCCAATTTAAAACCAAAATACTGTGCTGCTTCATTTACAAAATCCTTAACAGAATGTTGTTCTCCTGTAGCAATCACATAATCATCTGGTTTATCTTGTTGAAGCATTAACCACATTGCCTCAACATAATCTCTAGCATGACCCCAATCTCTCT